GTCTCCGTCGCTTCTGCTAGAACTGCCGACCATCCCCCCCCTGGCCTTGATGAAGCACTTCGCGCGCCGTCTTCCTGCTGTGACACGTCTTGCACCGCGTGCGCCAGTTCGACTCATCCCAGAACAGATCGGCATCGCCTTTATGCGGCACCTCGTGGTCGACCTCGAGTTCGAGGACGGCGCCGCAGTCGATGCACGACGGGTTCGCGGCCAAGAACCTGAGCCGAGCCTTGCCCCACCGGCGCCCATAGTTCACGCCAGGCGTCATGGTGACGTGCCTTCGTTGGTGCAGGCGTGCGCCATCGGCATGGTCAGGGCAATAGGGACCCTGCGTGACGGTGTTCCCGCACGGGTAGGCCGCACAATATCGAGGCACCCTGCTCGGCATCAGCGGTAGTTCTCCCGTATCCAGGGCACGGTCTTCGGTGACCATCCTGGCTTCGCTTCCCAGGGGTCGAACTCGCCATGCATGATGACCATGCGGGCGTTATCGGGCAGGCGGTTGCCCCTGGGTCTGATGTCGTTGCGGTAGCTGTAGACACCATCCTTCTGGCCCCACTTGGCCTCGCCTCGGCCGAGGCAGTGACTGATCCAGCCTTGGTCGGAGCCGAACTGGCCGGATGCCCTGGCGCGCGCCGGCGAGCTCGCCGGGTCGAAGTCAGTCCACACCTTCGAGCGAGCGCCAGCGGTGAGCATGACCATCGAGCCGTTGTAGAGCGTCGTCGGGTTCGTGTCGCCCCAGATGACGAAATCCTCCGGACGGTTCCACACCGGCGAGAGGTCGCCCACGATGACCATGTCGAGGTCGAGCGAGACGAATCGCTGGCCGAACCATTGCGCCGCACCAGGGTGAAAAATGCGAAGTCGGCGATAACAACTCGGGTACCGCTTCACCAGGCCGCGATCCTGGTCCGCATGCGGGGATTTGAGGTCGACGAAGTCACCGAAATCTGGAATGACCACGACCTCCGGGTCGAGGCCTGCCGGGTCATTGGTGACGCAGGCGAAGCGATGCGGGTGCGGATAGTGCCTCGCGACCATCTTCCGCAGCGTGTTGACGGTTTCAGGACCGAACTTCGACCGATAGAGCGCCGACGGCGTCCAGCGCCAGCAGATGACCGAGTCGAGCGTCATGCCGCGACCTCCGCGAGCGTCCGGCCGACCAGATTCACGCGATGCGCGAGTACGAGGCGAACGCCAGCCGGCACGCCGGCGCGGCACTGCGGCACCTTCGCGAACCATTCCGGCGGCATCGTGGAGCAATCCGTCCTGACGTGGCCGATCCAGTCCTGGTCGGACCGAAACCGAGCCATCGCCGCCGCGTCGCACTGTTCGAAGAGCTCGCGACCCTGCCCTCGGTCGAAGACGATGCAGCTCGCCTGATACTGCCGGACGACGCCTGGCAGCGCTCGAGGCGTCACATCGGCGAAGAGATGGCTTGGCGGCATCAGGGCCATCGGCGCCGGAAACTCCGCGAGCGGCGTCAGGTCGCCCGTCACGAAGACGTCGAGGTCGAGGTACAGAACGCGATCGCCCAGCTCGCGCGACGGGTCGAACATCTCGAGCTTCGCCCACCAGCCTGGCCATCCGGTCGTGAGCGGCTGCGTCTCGACGCCAGGGACGTCAATATTCGACAGGCAGACGAATCGGTGCGGCAACGGCAAGCACTCGGCGACCATGTCGCGTAGGCGCGTCACCCAGGCCGGCGAGTAGTGCCGACCCTGAAACTCGCCCATCCACAGGACGCAAACGACCGTCAGGCGCATCGCTGCACCACCTCGACGAGCGGCCGATAGCGGCGCATCAACTCGGCGCGCTCGGCAATCAGGTACCGCCACTTCGGCAGGACCTCGTCAGGATGCGCGTCGACAATGCGCTGCAGCCACTTGACGGCGCCGCCGACGTCGCCGAGGTCGCACAAGAACATCGCGGCCCCGCATGCGAACCGAGGCTGCATGGGCTCCGGAAGGCGCTCGGTCCAGTCGCGCCAGGCCTTCTCCACTTCTGGAGGCGTCCAGTCGCGGAGCGCCAAGGTGGCCTGAGATACCGCCGGAGGCGTCCACGGCGTGACGACTCGGAAGACGGCGGTCGTGCCTGGATAGACGGCCTCGACGAGCTCGAGATGGTCGCCGAGCCGCATCATGGCCGACGCGATGTCGTAGGACGGGAAGTATGCGAAGTCCTGCCAGACGACCAGTGCGCCAGGCTGCAGGGCCTTGGCGAACGTGGTCAGCACGCTGGAAATCTCAGGGATCCGTTTCGGCGCGTCACAGACCAGCAGCGACACCGGCTCGCCTGACCAGCGCAGCCCTCTGAGCTCGCCGGCGTGCACGTTGACATGCTCGAGGAGCGGCCCGAGGTTTTGCTTGAAGGCCTCGAGCTGCGTCGTCTCCAGCGGTCGGCCGGCTTTCTTCTCGTGTGCCGACGGCTTCCAGACGAACCGGTCGTAGACCTCAGCCCGGCGCTGAGCGCCCGAATCCCGAACGCCCGCGGCGATGTACGCCGTGGATGCGCCGAGCCACGTGCCCAACTCGACGACGGCGCCCGCGTGCGCGGCGACCTTGGTCAATCGGTAGTAGCAGAGGCGCTCGGCCTCGGTGGTCATGGCTGGAATCGCCATCGCGGACGCGGGCAGTTCTGGGCCGTCATACGGCTCAGGGACCAAGTCGGCGCGCGCGTTGTCCGGATGCCGCCCGATGACCTCGACCAGGATGTAGTCGAGCCCGAGCAGCTGCGCGATCGCGAGGCGGTGATTGCCTTGGTTGCCCGTGAGGATTTCCCCGTCGCGCGCGATGTAGACCGGAATCGGAATCGTTTCTCGGCCCTGCACCACGCGCTGATAGCCGTGCGCCCGCATATGGTCGTGCAGCGCGTCGACCCGGCTCTCGTACTGGCCGACCAGCGCCGCGATCGTCCGGCAACCTCGCACGGTCTCGCCGCTGGCGATGCGGCGCTCGTAGATGTCGCGGAAGAGCGGCGTCTCCGCCCAGGGGCGGCCCTCGACGAAGTGGTCGACGATCGACCGGTGCTTCTCGGTGCTCGACACGCGCACGCGCTCGAGGCTGCTCCAGCGCTCGTGATTGAGTTGGTCGCGCGAGAGCTCCGTCGACAACTTCCACCGAATCGCGTCAGGCGCGACCTTAACGATGTCCCGTGACAATCGGATCCCCCTCTCGCACGATGTCGCCGAGCGTGTAGCCTGCCGTAGTGAGCACGAGACTCATCCCGTTCACTCCGGCCAAGAAGTCAAACGTGTCGCCGATGCCAATGAGGGCACGTCTAGCACGATTCGGATTTCCTGCGAGGACGACGGACGCAACCCCAGAGGCGTACATCGCGTCGAAGACGCCTCCGATCGCATCGCCAAAGTGATAGATCGTCCGGATGGCGACGACGGTGTCGACGCCGGCGAGCAGGTGTAGATTGTCGCGAATGTCTCCGCAGACCATGGTGCAGCCATCGACGCGACGACCCTTCCCGCGCCAGCGTGCCTGCAGGTCGACCGCTGCGGCATGACGACTCGCCTGCATCTCAAGCGCCGTCACGACGTGGCCACGCTCAGCCAGGAGCAGCGAGAGCACGCCCTCGGCGGCGCCGATCTCGAGGATGGTCCGCCCGGTGATGTACGGCAGCAGCCTCAGGTACTTCTCGGGCACGCGACCGTCCCGAATGGCCGCCTCGTTCTTGCGATAACTGAGCGATCCTCGTGCGCTGGATTCAGGCAAGGTACCCCTCCGCGGTGTCGAGCGCTTTCCGCGCGGCCGTCATGGCCTTCCCTGCGAGATGTGCCTTGCCGGCTTCCCTGAGCGCGGCCGCGGTCACCGAGAGCGCTTCCGCGGTGTCTCTCAGGTCGGCGGCCAGGTTTCTCAAGAGCGCTTGCGCATGCTGCTCGGACTGGATCGGTTGCGTGCCTCTGAAGTAGAGATCGAGCTTCACGGTTAGGTGAGACCGCGCGTGCGACAGATACGACCTCCCCAGCACGCAGAGCATGTAATCCGACGTGCCGACAAGCTGTTCCGCGGAACGAAGGATGAAGTCGGCATCGGCGAAGTCGTCGACGATGATCGGAGTCATATCGCTCCCGTCGCATCACGACGCAGGGCGGACTCGATCCATTGCAGCGCCTGGCCCGATCGGATGTGCACCTTACAGACGACCAGCACCCGCCAGCCCTCCAGCACCGCGAGCGAGAACTTCTCCGCATCCGACTCGGCGCCGGCGCCGCGCGTATGGCGTCCACCCGTCCAGACCGCGCCCTGAATTTCACAGGCGAGCTTCTCGTCGGGCCACGCGAGATCGAACCGGAAGCGGCGGCCGGGAATGGCCTTGAGCTCGCGGACGGGCGCCTTCAGCTTCGCCATCCCGATCTGCCAGGAGAGCTCCTGCTCGAGCGTGGAGCCGAGCTGAAGCGCGACGGCGACGCCGGCGCGATCCCGCACTATGCGCACGTTCGCCCTCGGCATCAGCGAGACTCCAAGGCTTCGGCGACACGACGGAGCTCGCGCGGTGAGACGCCGTGCGCCCACTTGGGAATCTGATTGTTCGGATGGCAGGCCCGCACCTGTACCTGAACGATGTATTCGTCTGACTGCTGATTCTCCAGCGCAGCCTCGTGGCTCTCGAAGATGACGGGCAGCGCGCGCGGGCCACGCACGAGCGCCCACCAGCGCTTGGCTTCTATGCCACGGTTTGCTGCAGCACCACGATGCCTGGCCATCAGTCCGCGCCTCCGCCATACGTGGCCAGCCGCTCGAGGATCTCGCGCTCTTCACGTTCGCGGCGTTCCTGGGCCTGCGCGAGATCTCGCCTGGAGAGCTCGACGAGCTTCGATTCGGTTGACGGTGGACGTTTCTCGTTCTCGGTCATTGGATCTCGCTCGGCGAATCTGATTCCGGGTCTGGACGGCGCGCCGGCGGCGCGATCTCGCTGCCGCGCTGAATGCGACCGCCGGTGGCCGCCTGGACGTCCTGCTTCAGCCTGGTGAAGATGTCGTGCCGGCGCGCGGCCGCCTCGTCCTCGGCGGCGTAAAACCGCGCCAGCTCGCGCCCATGCAGCCAGCGCCGCGGCGCCCGGTTCGTACGCCGGAGCTCCACCGGTGGACGATCGATGGTGGCCGTGAGGCACTCCCGGCAGTCGCAGACGGCCGAGGCCCTGGCGACGACGAGCGCCAGCCAGATGTCGGCGACCTGGTCGTCGCTCACGCGGGAACCTCCTCGAGGCGCCTGGACCGTACGATCAGTTCGAGGCACGCGGTATACGACTCGCAGCCCGGGTCATGCTGGCAACGGCCCCAGGCGTGACGCACCTGGCGCGCCTGGTCGAGCTCGCGCGGGCTGACCTGGCCGAGCGGCTTCGACCCGAACCGGGCGTCGAACTCGCGCTGCCAGACTTGGAACGAACTCCCGGCCGGCACTTCGCCCTGCGTGCGCCAGCGCTCTTCGACGTCCTCGTAGAAGACGTCGAGGACGCGATCGGCCTCATCCGTGTCGCCGCCGAGTCGGCGCGCGAATTCGCTGTGCTGCGATTGCCAAACGTTCACGGTGCCGTAGCGTCGAATCCGCGGATCGGGCCCGGCCATCAACGCCCGCCCGCGCAGCACGCGCGCGCCCGGTCCGCTTCCCTGTTCTTCAAGGGAAGTGGACGGTACCGGGTACCGGGTACCGGGGTTCATTTTTGCTTCCGGTTTGGTTTCACCCGTCGGAAGCGAAATCGAAGCAAGTTGCTTCATGGGCGCTTCACCGAGCGCGGCCTTCTTCGCGCGCCTGGCTTCGCCGGATCGCTTGCCGCCGATCCGCCCGGCCGTCGAGCGCTTCTCGTGCAGGTCCTCGCTCTCTTCGGCGGTCGGTTGGTACTGCGGATAGTCGTGGATGTAGAACCCGCCGTCACGGGCCTCCCAGAGCCCGTGGCCGCCCTCGCGCACCTGACACGCGACCAGCGCCTTGGCGACCTCGAGCGGCTTGCTGACGAACGTCACAAGGCCGGCGACGACGTCACGTGAGAGGAACCCGTCCGTGCGGTGGTCGTTGGCGTAGCTCATGCCGGCGAAGAAACACGTCAGCGCCCGGGCAAACGCGTCCTTTCCCCCGAGCAGCTCCGCAGCCTTGCGGAACTTCGCATGGTGCACCGTCCGGTCGCAGAACTTCATCCACACGTTGAGAGGTCCTCCGGCGCTTGCCGAACACTGCATTTCCGTGGGCTGAGCCTGCGCGAGCTCCACCGGCGCTCAACGTTTCTGCTCAGCGCGTCGTTGGCCGTTGACGATCTCGCGCAAGCCACGGAAACTCCGTCACACCTACTTGGCCGAGTACTCGCGACCCTTCTTCACGACGCGCTTCAACTTCACGAGCCGCGCCATCGCCGGATACAACCGCTGGGCCATCACCTTCACCTGGCGCTTATCCTCGCAGAGCCCGTCGGCGATCTCCGGGATGCGCAGCGGGCGGAACTTCAGCAGCGCGAGAATGCGTGCCTCACGATCGGCCCCGTCTGTCGTCCTCCGATCTGGAGCGGCCTTCGCGCGCGCTGGCACGGCTCTTGTACGGACGGACGGACGGACGGACGGACGTTCTTCGATAGCCGGCAAGGCCGTCAGCTCAACGGATGGCGCCGGGAACAGCGCGGTGAGCTGGTGGAGCGCCGACGCGACGCCCTCCCCTTCCGCTTCGATCACGACGATGCGCATCTTGGCGCTCACTTGGCAGTCCTTTCGCTGAGCAACGTGGGTGGCCAGGGAATACCGCGGACCTGATCGAGGGCACGGCCGCCGTCAGCCCAGAGCGGCGGCTGTGGCATTTCAGGTGGTGGGGCGATCGCCGTAATCACGCGCGCGAAGACCGCCTCAGGCTGGCTGACGTCGATGTGGAGGCGCGCGGCGAGCACGAGGGTCCGCTTCATCCCCTCCATCAGCTGCCGGAGCAGGCTCGGGCTGCAGCCGCGCGTGGCGGTGACCAGCACGTCCAGCGCGTCGTCCTCAAGGTCGAACGGCAGCGCGTACTTTCGCAGGATGGCGAAGCGCTCGTTGTCGCCCGGCAGGTCGACGGAAATCTGCAGGCCGAACCGGCGCCACATGGCCGGGTCGAGCGCCTCCTTCGCGTTCGTCGCGGCGAGACCGACCCCTCGGAACGACTCAATCTTCTGTAGGAGCACGGTCAACGCCTGGTTACGCTCCTGCGTGGCGCCGCTGGCACCCACAATCCGCTTCTGCCCGATCGCGTCGAATTCGTCGAGCAGCAACACGGCGCGGCCGTCGAGATCGCGCAGGAGATCGAACAGCCGCCCGAGGTTGCTGCCGGTTTCGCCGAGATACTTCCCCACGATGCGCTCTGATTGCACCGCGACGAGCGGCAATCCCAGCCGCGAGGCGAGATGGTGCGCCAAGGTCGTCTTACCGGTGCCGGGTGGCCCGTAGAGCAACGCCAGTCGGCGCGGCTGGACCTTCACCAGGGCGAGCTCCGGGGCGTTGTTGATCTCGACCAGCCATTCGTGCACGGCGTGCGCGACGCGCGGGGCCAGGATGGGTTCGTCGATGTCCTCCGGCCGGAGCACTTCAGCGAACTGCGTGATGGCCTCGAGCGCGGCCTCGAGGCCATCGCGATCGAGCAATTGCGAGGTGCGGTTGCCCATCAGGCGGCGCCCCGTTCCGCATCACCGGCGCCGGCGTCCTTCTCCGTGTCGTCGTCCTTCTTCGGAGGTTTCTCGGAGCGGCGCTGGTACGCGGCCGGCGTATCCATGCCGTGCGATTTCGTTTGGCTGCACCAGCCCTCGTCCCAGGCCGCGCGACACGGATCGCCCGCGGTATAGGGGTTGTCGTAGATGCGCTTGCCCGCTGCCGCGGCGTCCGCCCCTTCGGCTTTCGCCTCGGCGGGTTCCTTCAGGTTCAGCGGCGGTTGCTCGGGCGGCCTCGGCGCGGCCGACGAGTCCGCGGCGTCAGGCGGGCGTGGCTCGGACGACGGACTTGAGGAGTCCTTTGGTGCGGGCGGCGCAGGACGGTCGTCGAGTCGGCGCCGCGCTTCATCCGGCAAGGGATCACCCTCGAGCATCCCGAGCGCGGCCAAATAGATCGCCTCAAGCGCCCGACGTTCCTGGCGCTGGCTCGGCGTCATCTTGCGGAGCTTCAGCACGACACGCAGCGTGGCAGGGTCGTACCCTTCGGCCTTGGCCGCGGCGAAGGCTTCGGACATGGCGGCGGCCACCTCGTCCTTCCGGCCTTGCAGCCGTTCAAGTTCCTGGACGTATTTCACGAGGCGCTCGCGCGCGCTCGTCTGGACGCGGCTCATCGCTTGCCACCTTTCCTCTTCGTGGTGGACTTCTTCTTCGGCGTCGGCGTGGCCCCAGCGTTCATCTCGGCGTCGCCTTTCAGGTCCGCGTCGAGACGCTGCTCCAGCGCCTTCATGTCGACCTTGCGCTTCTTCGCTTCCGCGCGCAGGCCCTCGAGGTTCCAGATGTTGGGGGTGTTCAACAAGAACGCGATGATCGGGCCCGCGTGCTTGACACTGATCGTCAGACCGGCCGCGAGAATGGCTGGCTTACCCTCCCGCTCGAAGTCTTCGACGAGCTCGTGCACCAGGTCGTCGGTGAGCTTGACCGCGGCGTACGTCTTCGCGATCGCCGCCATGACCATCGGCTTCAGCTTCAGATACCGCTCGCGTGCGAGTTCCGCCTTCTTGCGCTCGGCCTCGTAGTCCACCTTCGTCGCGGCCGCCTTTGCCTTGGCTGCGCCCTTCGCCTTCTGTTCCGCGGGCCAGTGCTTCGGACAGCCCTTCTTCGTGCAGACCCAGAGCACCCGCAGCGGTCCGCCGTGGACGACTGCGCCCTGGCGCGCGAACTCGCAGGACTTTTCGCCTTTGACTTCCTTCCAACTGTTGCGGCCGATCAGCCCGTGGTCCTTCCGACCGAGATAGAACCCTGGCATCTGCGAATCGGACAGCTGCACGAGCGTTGCGGCGGCCGCCGGGTCCTCGAGCGCCGCGAGCTGCTCGGCAAACTCCGGCAGGTAGTGCGTCACGACGTCGCGCTCGGCCGGGTCCACCGCGACGTGATCTTCGATCCAGCGGTCGAGGATCACGACAGGAGCGGGGCGCCGCTCGCCCTTCTTCTCGCCGAACAGGCTGTGAAAGCAGTGGTGCAACGCGTCCGACTGCTGCTCGTCGCTCAGCCTGGCCAGGCGCACCGCATGAGCCGCGGTGATCTCGTCGGCCTCGAAGGCCTCGCGGGCCGGCTTGCAGAGGTCCTTCAGCTTCAACCGCTGGTAGACGTAGCTGGTTGACCGTCCGACGCGAGCGGCGACGGCCTCCACGGTGTAGGCATGGTCGGCGTGCATCAGCGCCGCGTAGGCGTCGGCCTCCTCGAGCGGATGCACATCCTTCCGTTGCAGGTTCTCGGTGATCTGGATCTCGAGGACCTGCAGGTCCGTCAGCGTGCGGACGAGACACGGGACGTCGACCAGGCCGGCCAGCTTGGCGGCGCGCAGGCGCCGCGCGCCGGCGACGAGCTCGTAGCCGTGCATCTGGTCGGCATGCGGCCGCACGATCAGCGGCTCGAGCACGCCCTGCTCGCGGATGCTGGTGGCGAGCTCCTCGAGCTCCCCGAATCGCCGGCGTGGATTGCTCGTCGACTCCGCGATCTGGTCGATCTCGATGTCTGTGAACGTGGCCGTTCGGGTCGGCGCTTCCGCGACTGCTGAATTCATGACTCGGTGGACTCCTGCACCACGCTCATGCGGCGGGCCTACGGCGGTGAAGCTGACGCGGGTTGGCGCCCTGGCGACGCTGATCGACCAGCGCGCGGTGATAGCCGGTCTGATCGGCCTCGTGCCAGATGCGGCCGAGGACGGCGACGAGCCGGCGCTCGTCGGTGAAGCTCAGGGCTTCGAGCAGCTCGGGCCCCAGCAGCGCGCGCACGCGCTCCGCACGGGCCAGCACGGCTTTCCGGCGCCGCGTCTCGGCACTCTTCGGGCCGGAGATCCGGCCGCCGAGCGACTGCTGCTCACGGGTCGGCGTCTTCAGCCGCCCGATCTCATAGAGGTGCTTCGTGCTGCAGCTCCGGCTGCAGAACTCCAGTCGATCGAACAGGGAGCGATACTCAGCCTCGACCAGGCGCCGGCAGCCGCGGTTGGCCCGTCGGCATGGCTTCGAGTAGCGCGCCATCAGAGCACCGGTCCTGCCGCGACGGCCGCCGCGTAGCGCTCCCACGCCAGGAGGAAGGCCTGCTCGGACAGTTCGCTGGTCCAGACGCGCAGCCGCTCCGGGAGCGCCGGCGGCATGTCGTCGGCGTCACTCCAGACCGGCGAGACAGGCATCAGATCGCGGGCTTCGGTCGCCAGGAGCTCAAGGTCGGCCTCTCGGACGATCCTCGGCATCTCGTTCAGAAGGCCGAAGCGATTCGCGACCGCGCCCATGACGTCACACTCCAGATGCCGATACCCCGCGGCCCAGGCCGTGCGCTTCAGCGGCGACGCCATGTCCCCGAGGTACGCCTCCGATGCGTCGTGGAATAGCCCGGCGAGTGCCAACGCCGGCGAGCCGGATCGGGCGTAGACCCGGTGGCCTACGAGCACGGAGTGTTGCGCGACCGAGTAGAACTCGCGCGTGTGACCGCTCCAGCGGCAGATGTGCGCCAGCGCGTGGGCGATGTCGATCACGTCGACGTCTTCCACACGCAGGTGCAGCAGGTCGACCTGGCGACCGGTGAACGTCGTGATGATGCTCATGGGCGGGCCAACGCTTCCGCGGCGGCGCGGCCCGCGCTGTTGAGCCGCCACCGCTGCACCGGCTTGCCCCACGAGCCGGCGGTCAGCCCCGCCTTCTCGACCAGCAGCGCATCGATGACGGCATTCCGAATTGAACAGATCGACTGCACGGGCATTCCGCGGTCGCCGAGACCGAGCCGACGGCTGATCGCCACGGCAGCCTCAGGGTCGCTCAGCCCCACATGGTTGGCGCCGGCGAGCTCGAGCAGGTAGGCGCGCGTCTTACGGCCGCGGCGGCCCGAGCGCGCCTCGATCAACGCCGAGAACCAGCTCGTATGACTGCCTGGCGCGAAGGGCACCGGCGCAATCGGCTCGTCGAAGTTGAACGCGATCGTCTGCGGGAGGTGCGGCATGGCGAGTTAGCAGGCCTCGGACTGGGGCCGTGGTTGCTCGAGCGCCTGGTAGCCCGCGACGCTGGACCGCCCGGCCGGTCGCGGCAGCCACACTCGTCGCACCTGGCGCCTGGCGCAGAGCGTCGTCAGCGCCACGGCCACGAGGAACTCCGGCAGGCCCGACTGCGCCGCGAGCGCTGCGACGTGACAGACGTGGCCCTGCCGCTCGAGCAGCTGCAGGAGCACGACGGCCGCGTCCTGCACTTCAGGCGAGGCCAGCGCCAGTACGCGCGCAGAGCCGTCGGCCGCGGCCGACCGTCGTGGCGTTGGATCGAGGCACAACAGGCCCTGGTAGGGCCCGCGCACGTCGCCGTTCCAGATCACGTCGTAGTTGGACATCGGGACGTCGCTCCCCTACCGCGCCATGGCGGTCGCGACGGATGGCAGACCGGCGTATTCGGAGTTCCGCCCCGCCAGCACTTCGTCGACGTAGTCCTGCGTGGCGTCGATGCCGATGACCGCGACGTGATACTCGACGGCGACCTCGAGCCAGGCGAGCAGGAGCAGCTCGAGTTGAGGATTCGGGACCGCTGCCGGGTCCGCCGGCATCGCGAGCTCGCGCCGGATGGCGGCCTTCAGGTTGGCGATCGTGCGCGCGACGCTCACGGCGCGCGCGTCCTCCGGGTGCTGCGACGGGTCGCCGAGCCCGATCTCCGGAAACGGCAGCGCGGGGTCCTGGTCCGTCATCTCGGTGCGCGCGCGGGCGTAGGCCCAGAGGGCCAGCGCGCCGAGCGCGAGCGTGAGCAGGAGGAACCCGACGAGCGGCGAATGGACGAGTGCCGTCATGCCAGGATCTCCACGGGGCCGAGCCCCTGCCGGGCCGCGCGCGCGAAGACAACTTCGAGGGCATGCGCCACGGCGGCGCCCGCTTCGGCGGCCAACGTCGACGCTTCGGGAGACTTGAAGACCGGGACGACCGTAGAGGGCGCCGGGGCGACCGGTAGCGCTGGCGCCTCCGCGTCCAACACCGCCCGGCATTCCCGCCCGGCCGCGAAGAGCTCGTCCACCGACGGCGCGTGCGTCAGGCCCGCGCGATGCAGCTTCTCGAGGTACTCGACCTGTTTCACGAGCCGAACGAATTCACTCTGCATACACGCGCGTCCTCTGGAGCGGAGAGAAAAGCATTCGGCGGCAGTCGGCATTGGGTTTCTCATTCCTCGGCTCACCACCGAGGCGTCCTTGTCCGATGTTCGCGACCCCGCAGGGTGCTAGCCGCCGAATTCGGTGGCCGCCTTACGTCGTGGGCGGCTCCGCCGGCGGCGCTGGCGTATCGTGCTTGGCCGCGAGCGTCGCCAGCGCATCGCTCTCCGCCGCGATCGCGGCCTTAATGTCGGTCGCCTTCGCCAGGGCGTCGTCGACCTTCTGCTGGTCGGCCGGGCCGCTGCCCAACGTCGCGATCAGGTCGTCGAGATCCATGCCGATCTCGGTGAGCTTCGAGCCGTGATCGGCCAGTCCCCCCTTGACGTCGTCGAGCGCGGTGTTCAGTTCGTCCAGTCCCCGCATGATCCGAGCCTCCATTGCCAGCACCAAGAAACGCGTACGATGGGCCTGCTGGCCGATCTCCCACACCACGCGTCGAAACCAGAAGTCTCTAAACTTGCGAATCACCGCACCCGCCTCGCGCCGCCCGGGTCGCTGTACATCGGCTCGTCATGCGGCGCGGGTCCGAAGACCTTCAGCGCCCATCGATCGCTGCGCGCTGGGCCGATGGCCAAGCCGATCCCCGCGAGCGCGAGCAGCAGCGCACAGACGGCGCATGCGATCACCACCAGTCCGGTCACGGCGTCCTCCAGCGGCCAGTCGGCCCAGGCGTTCAATCACGTCTTCGCCGTCGAGCGGTTCGAATCCGTCGAGCCACTCGATCGCACGCCAGCGCAGGTTGGTCAGCAGCAGGCGCATCAGGCCGATCTCCGCCCCGGCGCACGTCTCACCTGGAGCTGCCGAAGGCCAACTTCAAACTTCGGCAGGTCGATCCGGATGGCGCGCCCGAACCGAAGCACGCCGGGGAACCACCGTCGCCGCGCGATGAAGGCGTAGAGCGCTTTCGGCGTGAACTGGTAGACCTCGGCCGCTTCCTCGACCGTCAGGCGGCGAACTCCCTGGGCAGCGTCGAGAGCCGGCGCAGCACCAGCGCGCGGCTGGCCTGCCGTTCGCACATCTGTATCGCGCGCGCCGTCTGACGCAGTCGTCGGCGCAGCAGCACGCGATCTCGCAGCCGGCGCGTCCACACGATGATTCGCATGACGATTTCCTTTCTTCATGACCGAACCGCCGAGAAACGAATCGAGGCGACCAGCGCCGCGGCTGTTGCCAAGAGGCAGAGCAGCATCTCCGCTGGGGTGAGCTGAGTTACCGCGATCACGCTGGTCGCCAAGAACACGTCACGCCTCCTTCGCTAGCCGCAGTAGATGTGGCAGAGCGTCGGGCTCTTGAAGGGACAGATGCACGGCACGATCACGTCCGGCTTCGGGGGAGGCTGGCTGGCCGCTATCACGGCCGCCGACGATGCCGCCAAGGCCGCCGCGATCACGAAGAACTTCACTCGTCGCATGCAGGTCACGCTCCTCGGCCGGTGCTTCCGTTGGGCGCGGCATCGACTCGCGCACCAGCCGTTCGAGCGCGTCGAGCCGGTCTTCGCGCTGGCTGTCGCGCCTCTTCAGCTCGGCAATTTCGTCGGCCTGCCGCTGAATCTGTTCGCGGAGCGTGTCTTCGCTGGCTTGGTCGGCGTCGAAGACGTGGAGCACATCAGCGCGGGCCAGGCCGGCGAGCTCGCAGACCGCGCGTAGCACGGCGCCCTTCCCGGCCATCCAGAACTTGCGACCGAGTACGCACAGGCGAAACACGCTGAGGTGATGGCCGTTCAACTGCGCGTTGAAGGTCGAACTGGAGACGCCAGCGATCGCGGCCTGCTCCTTCTGGTTCGTGTCGAGATCGCTGAAGGCGATTTGGATCGCGGCGCGCAGCATGGGCGCCTTCGCGAGCATTGACTCCAAAGTGCCTGGCTCGTTGGCGAGGTCGCGCACTGGCGCCGCCATGCCCAAGAGGCAAATCACCGCGATGCCTCCGAAGCAATACGGATTGAATTCGGAGCCGCACCCTGAGCGAGACTGCGGCTCATGAGTTCACCGCCTGGTCAGCCGAAGCGCTGGCCTCATCGGCGACCGGGAAGAGCTCTTCCGGCGGTACGCCGAGCGCCTTGGCGATGCGGGCCACGGTCTCCCAGGAGGGATTCCTGTTGGCGCCTCGCTCGATGTCGCTGATCGTGGTTTGGTTGACCCCGGACAGCTCGGCGAGTTGGGACTGCGTGATGTCCTTCTGGCGGCGCGCAGCTCGTAGGTTCATTACGTCCGTAAATCTACGGCTATCTCGGTGTTTGTGTCAACCGATATTCTCGTAGTTTTACGTTTTTACTCCAACCTTCTATGGCTCAACAGGTTAGGCTTGATATGGGTTTAGCCATATGTGAGACTCCGGCTGTGTTTCACATCGGGGATGTAATCGTAAAACTACGGAAAGAGCGCGGCTGGACCATCGAGGAGATGGCGGAGCGTGCCGACATCAACAAGGGCACGCTCAGCACCGTCGAGCGCGGGGAGGCGAATTACCGCCGCGAAACCATCGAGAAGATCGCGAAGGCGCTCGACGTCGACGTCCACAAGCTATATGCGATGGCCGGTCTTGTGGTTGGCAGCGCAGCGGCCAGGGCGCACGAGGTCGACGCCGACGAATTTGATGTATCTGGTTACACACCGAATGACATCCCGGTGATAGCAGAAGGCGAAGCGAGCCCGCAGGGGTCCCTGTTTTGGAGCGATGAAGGCGTGTTACACAGCGACGTGCACGACCGCATCTCACGCCCGCGCGACGTGAAGGACCCGAAGGCGTACGGCGTTCGCGTGCGGGGCGACTCGATGGCGCCGGCGTACCGCGAGGGCACGCTACTCGTCGTCTCGCCGAACACGCCCGTGAAGAGCGGCGACGAAACCTACGTACAGCTGCTCAACGGCGAGCGCCTCTTGAAGATCGCGCACCGTCAGGATGGCGGCTGGGTCCTCGAGAGCATGAACCCGGCATATCCACCGCGGTTCGTGAAGCACGAGGAAGTGGGCGCGATTCACCCTGTCATGTGGGCTCGGCGAAAGCGGTAGGTATGTTGAAAAAGATCATCCTCTACGGCTGCCTCAGCCTTTTCCTGCTGACGATGGCCTGTGGAGTATTTGCGTGGATGACCGTGCGTCGGATCGAAACAGAGCACCGCGCGGCCGCACCGGGAGCGTCCACACCTGCATCCGACACAGGAATCGTCGGCTTCGACCCAGATCCGCCTGAGCTCGTAGCCAAGGCGAAAAAGCTGGTCGCGGACCTCGAGAGGCACCACGTGGTCGCGCGCTGGACCTGTGTGGGCAACCAGGCGTACGTCAACGAGCTTGCATGGGCGCAGTTTGACATCGACGCGAAGCGTGGCGTCGCCAGGTCGCTAGCGGTGTGCTGTCACGCGCAAAAGAGCGGCCGCTACATCGCCATCAAGGGATTTCATTCCGGACGGACGCTGGCAAAGTTCAGCGGCGACGCGCTCGAGGTCGAATAGTGACCGATCCGACCTGGTGGTCGCACGCGCACCGCGCGCCGGCGTCGCGTACCGAGCCCGTGACGATCGGTCAGCCGCTCTGGCAGTTGTCGAAGGACGGGCACGCGGCCGCGGCGCTCGTCCGCCCGATCGATGGCGTGGGCCTCGAGCTGCGCTTCGAGTGGGACGGTAAACTGCGCGCGAGCCAGGTGTTCAAGACATGGGACGAACTCGAGGCCTGCGCTGGCGACAAGCGCGACGAACTGGAATCCCGTGGCTGGGCCGACCTCGCCGGCCAGCCCGCTTCTGAGCAATAATGGCGAAGAGAGCTCCCCTCAGCAGCGCGCAACAACTCGAGCTGGACAGGTACCGCCTCGAACTTCGGTACGAGGCCGCGGTCAGACTCGGTAGCTTGGGCATCGGGAAGGGTTTTAAGTGGGGCTTCTGGGCATGGCTCGCCTATCAAACGAGTCTCGCCGTCCGCGCGCTGGCCGGCAAGACGACGCTCGCTGCGTTCTGGGTCTACCTGAACGCAAATCTGGGATTCGGCACAAAGGTTAGCATCGCGCTGAACGTAAGCATGGCCCTATGGGTCTACTTCGAGCGGCGACTCCGGAAGTCCACGACGGCGCGCCTTGCGGGGCGCGTGCGAGCCTTCGAACAGGCTCGGGATCCGGAGCGTTCGTCGAGCCTCTTGACTGCGCGTGGTGACACTCGTCCCGAGGACCAACTATGACGAATATCGATCCGCTGGTCGCCAACACGGTGGTGTCGCTCTTCCTTGTGCTCGGGTTGGCCGCGAGCTTCTGCGGCTGGCGTGCCTATCTGCGCGATGCGTTCCGCCAGGAGATGTTTGGGTTGCGGGATGAACTCTTCGACTTCGCGGCTTCCGGCGCGGTCGCCTTCGATTCTCAGGCGTATGTGCGGCTGCGGTGCATGATGAATGGGCTCATTCGATACTCGCACCGCATGACGCTCGGCGAGGCGATCCTGCCCCACATGCTGTCACGCGATGAGGCGGTGCCGCTGAGGTTCAATCAATGGGTCGACGCCATCAGCCAGCTGCCCGCCCCGACTCGGCAGCGGTTGCTCGATTTCGATCATCGCTCCAACGGCTTGTTCGTGAAGTACCTCTTGATCTCGAGCCCGGTCGTTTTGGCGGCAGTGGGGCAGATCGCCCTGATGCGGCGGAGCGTCAACTTCGCAAAGCGCTTCCTTGAAACTCGCGCGCAACTGGTAGAGGAAGATGCTCTGCGTGAGTACGAGTACGACCGTGGCGCCGCTCTGGCGTAGCCCCCTTGCTCCCATCGTGAGCCAGAAGCGCAGCGAGCTCGAGCCACGAGCCCGGACGTGAGCGCCGGGCCGCGGCGCCGCGTGGCCCGCGGCATCTACATCGATCGCTCGGGGTACGAGGCGCACGTCTGCGTCCAGGGAGCGCGTGAGTCGAAGCGTTTCCCGCCCGATCACGACCTGAAGAAGATTAAGGAGTGGCGCGCCGATCGCCAGAAGGATCTCGGCGACAGCCTCCCACCGAAGGCGCAGCGCGGCAGTCTCAGCGCCGACGTCGACCGCTACCTGAAACAGATCACGCCGCTCGTGAGCTGGATGGAGATCCGGTCGCACCTGCGCGCCTGGCTGGCGCTGCATGAGGACACCCCACGCTGGCGACTCACCAGTGAAGACATTCGCCACGCGCGCGCTGAGTGGATCGCGGACGGCGTCGCGCCGAAGACCGTGAACCACCGCGTCGCGGCGCTGGCGCGCCTGTACCACGTGCTCGACGGCAAGCGTGGCGCCACGCCCTGCGACGAGATCGAGCCGCTCAGCGTGCCTCCGGTGCCTCCACAGCCTGTCTCGCCGACGCTGGTCCGGAAGGTGATCCGTACGCTCGAGCAGCGTGAGAAGGCCGGGCTGCTGCGCGATGGCAAGATGCGCGCGCGGTTTATGGTGCTAGCCGCGACCGGCGTTCGCCCGGCCGAGCTGATGCGCGCGGAGGCGTCCGACGTGAACCTGAAGGAGGGCTGGTGGCGCACGCGCACGGCGAAGGGCGGCTATCGCCCGGGCGGCATCAGCCTGACGCAGGAGATGAAGCACGCCTGGTCGGTGTTCATCAAAGAGGACGCGTGGGGCGAGTACACGACGTACGGCCTCTCGCGCACCCTGCGCGCCGCCGGCTGGCCAGCGACGATTCGGCCCTACAACCTGCGCCACACGGTTGGTATGGCCCTCGCAGAGGCCGGGGCCGACCTGGCCGACATCTCGGCGCATCTCGGGCACACTCGGCCGCTGACGACACGCAGCCACTACGTGCCGGTCACACGCGGCCGAATGAAGCATGTCGCCGACCTCCTGGAAGGTCGACTAGGCTGGTCCGTACGGGACCGTCGTACGGGACGAAAGAAAACACGAAGGAAATAGCATGTCTTTGCGATCGCTCGTTGGTTCGACTCCCAGGCGCTTCCGCCAGACCTTCGCCGCAATTCTCCCGAGGAAATGCCGCCACTTTCGCCCATCTCGCAGGGCGCACCAGGCTGCTGAGAATTCCCCGCCATTCCACACCAGTCCATCGGCGTCTCCGGCGAAGTACGGGACAGTCGTACGGGACTCCGTCGGTTCAGATCGCGATCGCTGGTCACCTCTCGCGATCGCCGCGGTCGCCCTCGCCGCGTGCTGGCTCTGGATCGTCTGCAGCCACCAGGTCGCGAGCGACTTCATGCTGATGCGCACGACGAGCTCGGAGCTGCTGCACGGCGTGCCGGCCTACATCTCCCCGGGTACTGGCATCTTCGTCGACCTGAATCCTCCCTTCACGCACGTGCTGTTCATGCCGCTGGCGGGACTCTCGGGGACGGCCGCGGCGTGGGTGTGGCGCACCGTCGACGCACTGTGCTTCGCGGGCGCCGTGGTGCTTGTGAATCCGAACGGCTGGCACACCAGGCGCGCAGGGTTCATCGTCGCGGCTGTACTGGCGAGCCCGGCCACCGTCCTCGAGCTCGCCGCGGGCCAACTCGCCGGCGTCCTGACGCTTTGGTTGGCGCTGGCCTGGCGGAGTCGCAACTATCGACGCGGCGGCCGCGCGCTCGGCTTCGTCGTCGCAGCGAAGCCCTTCCTCGCGCCGGTGCTGATCTGGGCGTGGCGACGTGGAGAGCGCAGGCTGGCGATCTTCGGTGCGCTCGGTGCGCTCTCGAGCGTCGGCCTTGGCCTCGTCCTGTTCGGACCAGGCCCGACTGCAGCATGGGTCGAGGCGCTGCGCTCGGTGGTGTGGAGCGCGTCGGAATTCAATGCCTCGTTGTTTCGCTTCGGCCACGCGCCCGTCGTGGTCGGCGCGCTCGCGATCATCGGCGTCGCCTCGGCCGACGTCGTCGAGGACTGGTTCCCGATTGCGATTGTGAGCTCGTTGATGCTCTCGCCGCTCGGGTGGATTTACTACCTCTGGCTGCCGGCGCCGTGGCTGATTCGACGAGCCCTCGATGAGCGATGGCCTGTCTGGACCGCGTCACTCTGGATGCCCGTCCATTTCGCGATCGCGCCGCCGGCCGGGCTCGCGCTGCTGCAGTGGTCGTACCCCGTCGGCCTTGTGACGCTCTTCGGCTGGCTGCTGCTGCGGCCGTTGAAGGAATCGGTGAGGGGCACGGCCAGCGGCCAACACGCCGGGGCAGCGTGAAGTCCTGGCGCCACTGCCGTGCCGCCTCACCGAACTCGATCAGCGCAGGTCGACGGCGATCTTCTTGCCGTAGATGAGCGCCTCGGTTGCCCGCTGCGCCCCACGCTGACAATCCCTGCGATGCCGGTAGCCCTCGCCTGAGTCCGCGAGGATGCGACCGTTCTTCGCGATGGCCCGCCAGCGCCAGCCATCCTTGGCGCGGTAGAACTCGATGCGCTGCTGCACGTTAGGCCTCGGTCGGAGGATCCGGCGGCTCGGCAGGCACGTTCCCCGCCAAGATCTCCGCCTGGAGCTCCGCGTTGCGCGTGTGATTGCCTCCGAAGGTCGTCCGCATCAGCGTGACGAGCTGCGGGTCGGTCGGCTTCGGCGGCGCGTTCGGGTCGTTCGGGTCGACCGTCTCATGCGGCCAGGCATCACGGACGGCCTTGATGAGGCCGAAGATCGCCGGCACTGCAAGGCCGGTCTCGGTGGCGGCGCCGGTGACCAATTGCAGAAAAGCGAGCAGTCCCATGGTTCGTGTCTCCGTTTCTGGAAAGTGCGACGTGCGACGTGCGAAACAGCCGCAAGGCGACCTTGCGACCTATGAGCCCTTCAGCTCGCCTAACTGCAGTTGAATGCTGAGGGCGAGCTTCGACACGGCGCGCGCGGCCTCGAGGCCCGCGCGTGCCTCAGGCGAGTCGCCGAGATGCGGGATGACGTCCAGGGCGATGGCGTTGTCGATCGCATCAACCAACGCGAGCGCCTGGTCGAAGAGGGTTCCGTCGATCGGCTGATTGGCTTGTCGCAGCGCGATGATCTTGTCGAGGACGTCCGCGAGCTTGAGGCCGTTGGTATTCACGGCGTCGAGGCCCTTCAGCGCGAGGACCGCGCCGTCGCGGACCTTCTGATTGGTCGAAGCTTTGCCGATGGCGCCGACGGTCTCCTGAGCCGCCGAGACCGTCTGTCCGATCTTCACGCCGTAGTCGGCAACGAGGCCTTCCGGCGTTCGGCCCTTGACCTTGACGGCACAGGCGACACCGCTGGCGATGACGAGGGCCGCGGCGAGCGCGGCGATGGTCGGTCGAAATCTGAGACGCATGGTTACTCCTTGGGTTCGTTTGGTACGGTCGGTGTGACGGGTGACAGCTGGGGAACCTGGTCGGTCGGCGTGGAGAGCGCCGGCGCCTGTTCTTTCGCGGCCTTCGAGACCTCGGTCTGCGTCATCGGCGTGCCTGAGGCCGCGGCGGTCAGGGTTTCCTTCTGTGCGGTGAACAGCGACTTGAGGCCGGTCAGGACGACGATCGCGCCGGTGCCGACCAGCGAGACGACCGTCGGGTCGAGCGCGAGCTCGAACAGTCGCTTCTTCTGGTCCTCGGTGATGACGTGATGACTCAGCAGCGCGCCGAGGAGCGCCATGCTCGAATAGCGGACGAGGAGCAGCGCGAACCTGGTCCGGGCCTGTTCGTTCTTGAGACTCTCGAGCGCGTCCGTCGCCATCTGCCCGAGTGCTCGCATCAATGTCGCCATGGTCAGTTGCTCCATTCCCTTCGGTTAAACGTCCACTTCACTGCTGCGGCTCCACGCGCTGCACGACGCCCCAACCGCCTGACACCACGCGACCGTTCTTCCTGAGCACGGTCAACAGCGAGGTCAGCGACTTCGCGTCGATGAAGTAGTCCTGCGTGTCGCGCAGATAGGCGCGAATCTGGGGCACTCTCCACGGACCAGGCCGTGTGTTGATCGCGGAGACGACCACGTCCGCCGTTTGGCCATGCGGGATATGCAGGCCCTCCGACAGCGCGGACCGCATGGCGTCCAACGTCGTGCCGGCCCGGCGCGCGTGCACGAGGAGCGCCGCGTTCCGAACGAGCCGCGTCACGATCTCGCCTTCCGTCATGTGCATCTCGAGCGCCCACCTCTTGACGCAGCGCGCGGCATCCGGGGCCAGCTCCCTGAGAATCGACGCGGGCGCCACGACCATCGCGGCCTCATTCCGCGTCCGATTGGATCGGCGCGTTCTTCACGGGCACGCCTTCGCCGAGGTGGCAGGAGACCATCTCGCCACGGACCGCCACGATGCTGGTCGCCCGGGGCGCGTGCTTCACGAGCACCCCCCGGATCTGGCTCGCGTAGTACTCCGTCGGAGCCGCGGCGACCTGCTGGAAGGTCAGCCCGTCCTCGGTCGGCTTGATCTCGTAGAACACGATCTGGGGCCACGGCGGCTGCGGCATCAGGTGCTCCTCATCGACAGACCGGTCGTGTCATCGCAGCGTCCCGATGACCACCGCGCCTGGCGTCGCCGGCGTCAGCGTGATCGACTCGCCGGCGTTGACATCGCGCGCGAGGACCTCGGTCAGGGCCGCGGCGCCGTCGTGCACACTGACGTGCATGGGCTGCTTCGCGGTGAGCGTCGTCGTGGCGCGCACGTCCAGGGCCGCGCACCAGCTCTCGGCGCCTCGCCAGGTGCAATAGAGGCGGTCGACCGTGCCCTTGATGCCGGCCTTGTCATTCGGCAGGTCGCGCACAGTCCACGGGCCGTCGGAGGACCCGCCGCGCGCCCAGTCCTGTAGGTCGGGACTTTTGTTGATGAGCGCGCGCATCTGCCGCACGCTCTCCTGCGCGGCCATCCAGCCGGGCTGGTCATGGAAGGCGACGCGCCCATAGACGCCGGCTGGCGTGCTGTGGAGGACGTGCGCCGAGAGTCCGCCAGCGGCGCCGACCGCGGGCGCCATGGCGAGCCTGGTCCGGTCGTTGTCACTCGAGACGCTGCTCCCGATGCCGATCGGCTCGCCATCGACCGTGACTCGGCCGCCACACCAGCGCGGCTGCGTGTCGCCCATCCACGGCTGCGCCGGCGGAGTCCAGGCGCCCTTCGTCCCGGTCATGGACCGCGAGAAGTGCGGCGCGCTGACGTTGCCCAGGGCGACCGCCTGGAGGTCGGCGCAGGTCTCGCTCTTCGGTGACGTGACGACGACGAGAGTGCCCGGCAGGGCCGAGGCGATGCGCCTGGCGTAACCCTGCGCCTCGAGGAGCGGGAACTGGACCGGCTTCAGCGCGAGGCCCTCATTCACGACCTCGACGAGCATCAGCTTCGACTGCCTCGCCTTCAGAACCAGAATCGAGGCGTCGACGATCTGCGACCGGATCGCCGGCGTGTACGAGACGTCGCCGAAGAGCGCGAACCAAGTCCGGAGTCCGTGGTCGGCGAGGTAGTCGACCGTTGCGCCGAGCTGCTCGACGGCGCCTGGCTGCGTCAGGTCGTGGTGCCGGTCATCCCAGTACGGCGACGGACCGGTGACGTGGCCGAGGATGCGTGCGAAGTCGTGCGCGCCTGGCGCGAGGTCCTTCATCGCCTCGTCGAGCCGGGCGCGATCGTGCGCGTAGCCCCACGCGGCCCAGAACAGCGTCGCCCCGCCGTAGTAGTGCCGGCCGGCGGCGTCGCAGAGGCCGTGTGCGCCGCAGAACGTGACCTGGCCAGGGCGAATCGGTGGGACCGGCGGCGCCGTGTGCAGCGCGATGTACTCGGCCGACGTTCGAATCCAGGCGATGAGCCCGTCCTTCGTCTTGCCGCCGCGCGCCTGATTGATGCAGCCCTCGAGGCCGCCGGCGTCGGGCTCGCGTAGCAACTCGGACAGATAAACCGAGCGGCACGTGGCCGTGAATTCGGCCGTACGATCCGGCCCGCCAGGAAGCGTGACAACTGGCGGGCGAGAAACGCCGCAAGCCGAGAGGAGACAGACGGTTACTAGTGTCAAATAGCCGGACAGATTGCGGCGCACGACGCACCTCGTCGTAGCCGCCGGATGTGGCGGGATCGGATGTGATTTACTGAGCGGGAACTCGAAAATTCGGCCTGGCCGAACTTCAGTTCGCCGCATCCTGCCGCGGTGAGGCGCCCACATCCAGGCGCACTCGGTGATCAGCCGTCACCGCGGCGGGAAACTGCGCGCCTTCTCAGCTCACCTCGACATACCTCGGCGTCTTCGTGCCGTTCGCCACTCGGCCGACCTGGTCGATGACATCGACGCCGATCTCGTAGGTGCCCGGGACGGTGAACCAGAAGTGATGGTCCGGATCGTCCGGCACGTTGACCGCTGCCGTCTGCCAAGCCGTCGACGGCGCCTTGCGGTACCGCCAGTTGACCGACTTCGCGCCCGTGCCTGAGAGCCGCTGAACCGCGCGCACCGTCAACGGCGCCTTGCCAGCCTTTGGGCTGTAGTCGGTGATCGTGATGGTGAGCGGCGAAGGTGAAGACACCGGTGCGCCCGGGATGCCGTCCGCGAGCTGCTGCCACAACGGCAGGACCTCGGGATGGTCGCTGAGCCCGGTCGCGCGCCCGTAGCCGCTGAACGCCAGGACGCCGACGACGTTCTGGCAGTCGTGCGCCACGCGTGCATACATCGGCACGAGGGGGGCCAGGTCGGGCCAGTTCCTGGTGTTCGACAGATACGACTGCGCGATGACGATGGCGCGCTTACACTTCGCGATCGACGCGCGCGCGAAGGCTTCGGCTCCCGCCAGGGTGCCGATGCGCTGCGGGTAGAACTCGACGCCCATGATGAGTTGGTCGGCGTCCTTTGGAAGCCTGACCATCTGGGCCTGCCGCGTCCAGTACGGGATGATCGGCAACCCGAGCGGCTTTGCGGCCGCGATCGCCGCGTCGAGGGCGTCGATGTTGTTTTCGTCACCGTCCGCCGCGACGTAGATCGCCACCGCAGCGCCCCGCGCGTCGCGCACGATCTTGTCCGAGACGTTCAGGACGCAGTTCCCTGGCGTGTGAGCCGGCGAGAAATTGAAGAACCCCATCCACGTCGGCCGTCCGATCGCCGGAATGCTCGCCGGCCGCACGTACGTCGGCAGCGCGTCGAGCTCCGCCCGAGTGAACCGAAGGATCACGCTCTGCGGCCCTGGCGTCTTGTAGAAGGCCACTGCGCAGTGGTCGCCGTCCCGGCGGAACCTGATGAACCGGCAGACGCCCGGCTCGAGGAGCACCAGCCGTCCGGCGACGAGCGCCTGGCAGCCTTCCTCGTCGCCGCCCTGGCCGATGGTCACATCTGCGTGCGTCGTGTATTCGTAGAGCCCTGTGGCCGCGTTGGCGTAGGTGCTATCGCCAGTCACGAGCGAGCCGTCATCGGCCAGATAGCGCCAGCCCTGCGATTGCCCCTTGGGGCCGCTGGGCACGAGGTTGTCGTCCTTGTCGAAGATCACTGGATTGACGCCGACGGCGACGCCGTGAGAGGACCAACCCGATCCGCTCCATAGCCAGGCCAAGCCGTCCTGGTGGCCCTGCCCGGCGAATCGGATCCCGTCTCTGGCCATCCGCACAAACAGGAGCTTCTGATTGCCTGGCGGCGGCTGAATAAGGCCGCGATCCGTTCTGAGCGCAGATCCCACGAGGGCGACCTGCGCGCCGCCTGGGATGGCATCGCAGTACCAGCCGCCCGGGATATAGACGGGGGGATTCATTCAATCACTCCCGTCGCCAGCACCGCCGCGATGCGGCGCGCGCGCCCTGGCACCTGGACCGCGTACTTGCTGGCCAGCAGCTCGGCGCCAGCCGTCCCGAAGTTGCCGGTCCGCAGGGCATCCAGCATCCGACGGAAATTGAGCAGCCCATCGAGTCCGAGCTGAAAGCAGAGCTCGGCGAGTGCGGACTGGCGCTCGTCGTCGAGGTTGCGCCACCAGGAGCAGGCGAAGTCGAGGTCGCCGATCGCGCGCTGGATGTCGTGCTCGAGCAGCAGCTCGGCCTCGTCCGGCGTGATGCCGATGCGTCCGATCGCCCGCCCGTAGCCGATGGTCAGGACGCCGACGCTGTCGGTGTACGGCTGGTGCCGGCCGTGCCGCATCGGTCCTGGCCCCTCGGCGACCCGGAGCGTGGCGGCGAGCTGGACGCGCGTGGCGTCGGTCACTTTCGCTCGTCTCCAAGTCGTTCCACCGCGTTCGCGAGCCGATGTGTGCTGTCGGTGTTCCTGGCCAGGACGACGGCATGCTCGGTCATCGCGGCGGCGCTGGCCCTGAGGGTGACGTTGGTCTGGTCGATGAGCCGCTCGAGCGCGCGGTTCGATCGAATGGCGTCGTCGACCTTGGCCTGTTGAAAGGCCAGGCGCTCTTCATTGGTTTTCTGTCGCTCGTCGGCGAGCGCCTTCTCGTATTCGATCTCCGCCTCCACCATCGCGCGCTCGTGGGCCACGGCTCGCGCCGCGGCCGCCTGTAGGTCCTTCCGGTACGACCAGGCGCCGACGAGCAGCGAGATGGTCAGTCCGCCCTGCGTGAGGGCCCAGCGCCAGTCGATCGGGTCTGCTTCGCGATGGGCGGTTGGCGGTGCCTGTGGTTCCTGCCCGTCCGACGTCTGCCCCATGGCCACGAGACAGATCAGGATGAAGACTCCGGTAGCCAGCGCCGTCCGGAGCGACCTCGGATGGCCCTCTCTCATCTACCGACCTCAATTGCCCCACCGCTGATCGGCGCGCCCGGCACGTTGGCGCCCACCAGGAACGGCGAGAACCCCGTCGCTGGTGCAGCGCCGGCGCGAAACAAGAGCGGCGGCGGCCGAGGCATCCACGCGAGCGGGTTGACCCACAGCTCGCGGATTTCGTCGTTGCTTAGGCGCCGAGAGTAGAAAAGCATCTCTCGATGTAAGACTGTGCCGCCGAAACTTAGCGCAGAGTTTGTATCGTACGCGCCGATCGTCCAGCTGCCTGAATTTGTGGTTGAGGCGACGCCGTTGACGAACCATTCAGCGGTTGTCGTTGTCGCCCGTACAGCGATCATCCGTTGCGTACTACTGAAGGCCGGGCCAGCAATATTGAACGAGTTGCCGATCGCCAGCGTCCACGGGCCGTTATTCCACAGCGTCACAGCATCTGAGGATGCACTACGGACGAACGTCACGACGCTTGCAAACCCGCCCGGATTGCTGGCGCCGTCGACCAGTCCTCCAAACCACACCATCGTCAGTGGCGGAGCCGTCCATCGCCACCGACCGGGAACACCGTTGCCTCCGCCATTAAATGTTGCCGTCTTGGTCGAAGCGTCCGTCACCAGGCCGACCTGCCCGACCCCTCCAGCGAGCTTGGTCCCGATGGGGGAATACGTGGCGGCTTTCGTCAGCTTGACGCCGCTGAAGTACTCCGTCATTCCGAACAACTGAAAGTTCCACGCCTGCAACAGTCCCGTCTGCAGGGACATGACGCTGGCCTGCAGCTTCGGGGCTGGCGCAAGGACCGCCAGCGCGAGGATCAGAGCGAGCGGGTTACGAAACCGTCGCATACTTCCCCACCCACTTCACGGTGTTGCCAGAGCCCGCCAGGGCAGCGCCGCTGTAGTTGATGATGACCACCTTCCAATACGGCGGCAGCGTCCCGCCGAAAGCCGCGGCGACGGACATGGGCGACGACTCGATGACCGCATCCGCCGTCTCGTAGGCCAGTACTCCGATCAGCCGGACGTTCTGCCCGGTCGATCCGACGTTCGTCAGCGTGATGGTGCCCTCCGAGCCAGAGCACGGGTCCGAATAGGTGCCGCTCTCAATCCCGGCGCAGACGTAGACGTACGCCGCCTTGTCGTTGGCCGGCGCCGTATTAGCGAAGTCCAACACGACCTGCACGAGCGCGTCCTGATACAGGTTGCTCGTGTTGTCCACGATCGCGCTCTGCCAGCCTGCCGTCTGTGACGAGGCGAGCGAGTGCAGGTTCGTGACCGTGAACGTCTGGACGGTCGAGTACGCCTGCTTGATGTCGGACGAGGTTCGGGCTTCGACCGACGCGACGGGCGCCAGCGCGAGCCAGATGGCAATCCACGGAATCAGGCCGAGTCGTCGAAAGCAACGCATGAGCGTGTGTCTCCCCTACGGTTGTGAGATCGGGTTGGTCGTGCACCAGCCCAAGTACCCATCCGCGCCGAGCGTCGTGCGGACGAGCGAGCAGAAGATCACCTTCCCGTTCGTGACCGTGAAGGTCGGCGCGGTGTCGTTCTCGAACTTCACGCTCGAGGGCCACGTCACCGTGTAGGGACCGCTCCCCTGGACGAAGAGGATTCGGTAAGAGCAGCCGGCGGCCGGGTTGCTCAGCGTGAGCGTGGCCAGGTTGCCCGTCAGCGTGACGATTTGCTGGTTCCCGTTATTCCAGTCGAGCGTGATCGACGTCGAGCTGTTGCCAGCGTCGTACTCGCCGGCCTGGCAGGTGGTCTTCAGCACACCGCTGGCGAAGCCGAGCCCATTGCCAGGTGTGATCTCCTCGATCGCGCCACTGCTCGCCGTCGTGCGGCCCAGCAGCTTCCCAGTGCCCTGCGTCAGTCCAGAGCCGGTGGCGGCGCCAGGCGCGACGTAGTCGGTGCCGGCCGAGGCTGTGGAAGGGGTCGCCACACTTCCGGCCACCGAGAGCTTCAGCAGCCCAGGCGACAGCGCGCCGAGATTCACCGCGTTCGTGGGGGCGTTCGTGCTGCGCGACACCAGGTAGTAGCCGTTCGCATCGGCGCCCGTCCCGTCGGCGCCCTGGGCCGTCCAGGTGTTCGTCGATTCGCAGAGAAACCACCGCTGCCCAGACGTCGCGTCGGTATCCATGTAAGCATCGCCGACCGCGCAGGTCCCAGGTAGGCTCGTGCTGCTGGGGACGCGGAATGTGTGCGAGGCCAGGTTGACCGTGGACGGCAACGAGAGAATGACAGGGCCAGTCGAGGCTGAGGCCGCGATCTCGTTGCTCGTGCCGGCGATGGTGGTGGGAAGCGCCGTGCAGCTCTCCGCCGCGCCTGAGGCGTCGACGCCGAGCGGAAACTGGCCCGCGGAGCAGTTTGATCCGTTCGCCGCAAGCGCGGTCGCCGTCGCGACGTTCCCGGCAGGGACGACGTAGTCCGTTCCGGAGCTCGCCGTGCCAAGCACGCCGCTGGTAATTTTGGCCAAGCCGCTGCCGGTGGCCCGCTTCAAGAGCTTCCCGCTGGTATCGGCGAACAGCGCTACTTCGCCGACCACCGAACTGCTCGTGTTCGTGGAGGCGTCGCCGTCGCCAGTCCCTGTCCCAAGCGGACCGGTCCATACGTCGGTTGCGAGACAGACATAGAACCCGGCGCTCGCGCCGGTCTTGGCGTAGACGTTACCGACGACGCAATGCGTAGGCAGCGTGCCGCTGCTGAGAATCTTCGTCGCCTGGGCGAAGAGCGCGACCGTGCCGATCAAAACAGAGAGCGCAACTCCGATCAGCAAGCGTCGTCGCATATGTAGTCTCGTCACAGGGTGATCTCCGCGATTGTGAATGTGACGCCGCCGATCCGCGCCCTCAACGCCACGCCTTGCGGGCTCGCGCCATCGCGGACGACCCACCAGGTGTCATCGGCCGGAGAGGCCGGATCTGCGGTCAGGACCGCGTTGATGGCGCCACCGCCACCGCCGCCGCCAGCACCGACCCAGGCCGCGAGCCCAGCGTCCCATGCGAACAACTGCTGCAGGTCCGTGTCCCAAAAGACGAAGCCAGGATCGGGACCGGAGGCCGGCGTCGGAGGCGACGGCGTGAACGCCAACCGCTCCGCACTCGTGCCTGAGCCGTTGAACTCGTTGAGAGTGGAGTTGGCCATTAGGGGTATGCCACCAGGATCAAGTGTCCCGATCCGTCCGTGATGAAGTTCGGCGGCTCAGATCCGTCGACAAGCGGAATCCATCCACCGCCCGAGTGCGCATCGACGTACGCCTTCGTGGCGACGTCCTGCGGATTAGTTGGATCGGTGACGTTCGCGATGCGGCCGTCGCTCGCAATGGTCGGGCCTGGCGTGTCGCGTAGGACGCGGCCATCGGTGCCATTCCAGCTCGCGATGCCTCGGTCCGTGCTCGCGCCTGGTCCGGTCACGGCCTCGAGCAGCGACCGACCGTTGACGACGAAGTCGTTGGCGTCGACCTCGAAGACGCCGTCGGCGGCGATCTCGTGCGGGTCGCCGTCCAACGAGAAGAGCACCGACCTGTCGCCGATGACCGTGCCGTCCTTGCCATGCACTTCCGAGTCGGTCCCAACGATCTCGTTCGATTCGCCCGCGATGAAGTTGTTATCGCCCTCGACGGTGTGGCTCGTCCCTGTCAGCGTGTTTCGCTTACTCGAGGCCGGAGACGGCCCGATCGCCAAATATTGAACGTAGGTGCTCTCGCCAGTGACCGTGGCGCAGTCCAGCGTGAAGCCGTCGTCCTCGATCGAAGCGACCGTCGCGGCCACTCGCAGCGTCGAGGCGCCAGCGGTCGCACCAGGCGCGTAGATGCGCAGCGCCGTGTCCGTATGCGACGCGGTGACCTGGCCAGTACCATCAGAGCCAGCGCCGAGCGTGACCTGCGCGTCCTCAGTCCAGGCGCCGATCCCGAAGCGGGCATCATTCGCAATCGGCGATCCGCCAAAGGCGAGATCGACCGTCTGCAGCAGGAGCAGCTCCGGCGCCACGCCTGCGGTAACGGCCACGGTGCCCGGGCTGGTCGGGATTCGGCACTCTCCCACCGAGACCGACACGCCGCGGAGGCAGAGCACGGCGACGTCCGCCGTGCCGCCGAAGGATCCGGCCGCGTCCTCGAACGTCAACCCGTCGGCGTCAAAGCTCGCGATCCGATGATGCGTTGCGGCCCCGCCCGCCAGGATGCCGCTCTCCTGCATCGAGGTCGATACGATTGAGTCGGTGACCGTGCACATCGTGCGCTTCTTATTTCCGAACGCCCCACTCTCTAAGGTCGCGCACGAACATTGATCCGCGCCCGCGGCAAATCCCCACGAATGGCGCGCAGCAAAACTGCCGGTTGCGGTTGGCGACCCTGTCTTCGCCGCCCACACCAGTGCGGCTGCGGGTTCGAACCCAGTCCCCGTCAGCGCGGTCGAGACGCCACTCGGCAGCGTGCCGGTGATCAGGGACGCCCGCAGCGTCCCGCCCCCGAGTGCGATCGCGTGAATCGTCGCACCGCCGGCGTCTGAGACGCTCCAGTTCAACGTGAAGCCGTCGGCGTCGAGCGAGACGAGCGAGGCCGCGCACAGTTGTCCCGGTGAGCCCGCTCGGTCGAGGCGGCGCAGGATCGCCCCGAACGTCATCCCGTTCGAGGCGCTGAGGTCGCCGCTCTCTTCGGACATCGTCCGGGCGAACTGCGTCACGCCATCGCTGGCCCCTTCGCAGATCTCCGCGTCATCGAATAGCCCTGTCCCGGCTCGCCAGGTCGTCCAGAGGATCACCGCCTTCGGCCGGAAGCCGACCCCGGTGACGGCCTGCGACCCGGCCGAGGCGCGTTGCGTGAAGCTGACGAGTGTTGCGCTCATCGTCAGTTCACCGTATGCCCTGAGCCGATCAGGACGTTGTCTTCGCCGCCTGGCGTGTGCCCGAGGCCGACCATGACGGTCGAGGTCGCCTCGTCATACGTGAAATCGTCGTCGCCGCCGAAACTGCCGTGGCGATTGAACTGCACGGACGCGTCCGGCAGTGCAGGCCCCTGAGATGCCGGGCCAGCGTCACCCACAGTCGTCGCCGTTCCACTCGACTTTCCGCCACCGAGCCAGTCGTGATAAGTGCCCTGCCACTTGTCGACGATCGCCTGGAAGCGCTTTGCCTTGATTTTCCTGATGAGGCCGACGCCGGACACCGCGTACGCTGCCGTGACTGGCACTTCAGCGCCCACCTCGAGGTCGGTGATGATGTAGTCGCCGGAGAGATTGCGCGCCGTGGCGCTCAAGGACTGCTGCTGCCCGGCCCTCAGCGTCGAGGCGGCATATCTGGTGTTGTACGAGACGATCTGATCGCCCGAATTGAGGCGCTCGGCCAGAATCGAATCGGCGAGGTCCTGCGCGGCGGCGTTGGTGGTGATGTCGCTCCGGTGCTCGAGGTATTCGTACGGGCCATAGAGCGCAATCTCTCCGGCATCCTCAGCGGTCGCTCGAGCCGTGAACGTGCCATCGAACGTGATCGACAGTATTTTTCCAGACTCAATCGGTCCCGCGGTCCTCGTCAGCGAGTTGTCGGCCGGGTCATACGTCCAGGAGGCTGCGTCCGGATCGTCCGGCGTCCGGAGTGTCTGGAAGATCCCGTCATAGGTGACGTACCCGTAGTGCTTCGTGAGCTTGTATTCGAGCGTCACGGAGTCATCGACGCCGTCGCCAGTGAAGGTTTCGATGTGGCCGACCACGCTGATCGGGTCGCTGACGACCGTCACGCGGTTGGCATAGTTGTCGCCCAGGATCTGCTGCACCTCGACGTCATCGGTCCACTTCGACGGGTCGTCGTATTCGTCGATGTCGAACGGGGCGGCCAAGTCGCCCGGGAGCCACATCCGCAACTTCTTGTCGTAGTCGATCCGCCAGAGATAGCCGGTCGCATCCGACAGCGCCTTCAGGACCTCATCCGCCCGCGACTGGTCGAACGTGAACGCCGGTAACGCCGGCCCGTTGACCTGCGACCCGTGTAGGGTCACGCCCAGCGTGGCCAAGTCGCCGACCAGCGTCGTGAGGAACGACTTCAAGAGCGTTCCGGCCACCACGGTGTGGGTGACGTACATCCGCTCGGCGAACCGGCAGTAGTCCTCGGCGGTGATCTTCGAGACGATCTGCGGGTTGCCAGCGTCGTCGTAAATGTTCGGGCCGCCGTAGCCTTTCTCGCTGACCTGCGTGATCGTGCCGGCGAAGATCGTGACGCCGTCCTCCTGAACTTCGACCGATTGATGCGTCGAGAATCGGCGCACCGGAGAGCCGACCGACATCACGTCGCAGGACAGGGTCGACGTGCCGCCGACGGTTTCCCTAATGTCGAACTCCTCGAGCAACGGCTCGACCTCGACGCCGGCGATCGTGAAGGAGGTGATCGGCACTTACGACCGCACCCGCACGCCCAGCCGGCGCGCCTCGTTCGGGATAGAGGGCACCACGGCCCGCGCGAATTGCCGACCGTCGACCTCGAGAATCACCACGGTCGGGCTCGCGCCGCCGGCCGCACCGCCTCGGGCGGCAGACGCGACGGCGCTCCCGGCCAGGCCATGCCGCGCCGCGAACTCGGCCTCTTGTCCTTCGGGCACGACGGCCTCGCGCCCGTGCAGCTGCACGTTCTTCATCGCGCCGAAGTCCACGAAGTCCAGATTCGGCGTGCCGCGGGCATACCCTGGCACCGGGCGCCCTGGCGTGTAGTTCGGCCCCATCCCGGCCGTGCCGTCCTGCGTCCAGTCCGACTTCCACGGCACCGTGATCGGCGGGATGGTGATGTTTCCAAACGAGTTCTGAATCTGGCGGGCGGCCGTCATGCCAGCCGAGCCGATCGTCTCGATCCGGTCCTCGAAGTTCGAGAGCGGACCGTCCGTGATTCGCGTCGTGGCGTCGCCCACCGACGACAGCACCAACAGCAGTTGCGCCTTTACGTCGTCGAATCCCTCGGGCAGTTTGTCGATGGCCGCCTTGACGTCATCGAATTCCTTGACTTGAGCGTCCGTGGTCTCGCTCGTCGATGCCGCGGCATCGGCCTGCTTCTGCTTCTGCTGATCGAGGGCGTCGAGCAACGGCTGCATCGCCGCCGTCGTGGCTTCTGGGCCCTGCTTTTCCGCATCCCAGAAGTGCTTGACGTCATCCTGCGCCTGCTGCGAGGTCTTGCCGATCGACAGGTACGCATCGCGCACCGCGATCAGCATGCCCGCGGCGGTCGGATCGACCCATGCGCCCGAGGCGACCGCGCCCTGCGCTTCCTTCCGCTGCGAGTCGGTCAGGTTCGCGAAGGTGTCCTGCTGGAAGTTGGAGACGACGCCACGACCGGCGACTTCTTCCTGACTCGGCCCGGTGTGGAAGAGTGATTTGATGAGGCCGGCCAACGCCCCGGCGCCGGCGCCGATGGCCGTGCCGATGCCCGGCAGGATCATCGTGCCGATGCCTGCGCCTGTTTCCGCGCCTCCGAGGATGTTCTGCCCGCGCGTCTTCGCGGTGAAGAGCGAATAGAGACCGCCTGCGGCCAGTGCGCCGCCGCCGAGGAGCTTCCCGAGCAGCGCACCCGTCGCGCCGCCGCCTCCGCCGAAGACGTCCGGGCCCCCACTAGGGAGGCCAGGCACGATGCCGCCCATCCCGCCGCCACCACCGGCCAGGCTGAACGCCGGCATGATCGATGAGAAGGCGGAGGCGAACTGCCCGCGCGCCCCGGTCAGGCTCGCGAGCAGCTTCATCAGGAACCCTTCGATCCACTGCTTCAGCATGTTCGCGAGCATCTTCGTGAAATCGCCCGCGATGTCGCTCCAGAGCTTCTTGAGGTCGTCCTTCCAATTGCGCCAGTGGGTCGCCATGTCCGCCAGGGTGTCGCTCAGCTTCGTGCCGAGCTCGGCGTACATCGTCAGCACGTCGCCCTTCAGGCCGCCGACCGCCTTGCCCTGCGCCTTGACGCTGTCCTCCCACGCCTTCTGCACGTCGCGTGCGGAGAAGGCGCCGCTGTCCCGCATCTGCTCATAGAGCAGTCGCGACTTCTCGGCCTGCTCACGGAGCGTGGCGATGCTCGAGACGCCGGCCGCGCGCTCGAGTTCGCCGATGGTGTGATACATCCCATTGGCCGCGTCGATCTGCCACTGGTAGTGCTCGCGAATCTGCTGCTTCCGGATGTCGAGCTGCGCCTTGTTCGCGGCGGTCTCGACGGGCAAGGCCGCGAGCTCGGCGTCACGCTTGCGCTCGATCTCCGCGATCTGCGCGTCGGTCCCGGTCCGATACAGGTCCGTGAGGTTGTTCTCGTATTCCAGATTGGCCGTCGCCAGGCGCAGGAGGTCCTCGAGGCCGCGCTGCTGCCGCTTGTCTTCCTCGGCGATGATCTTCAGGTTCGCGGCGCGCGCCTGGTCCGCAATCTTGCCGTAGTAGTCCTTCGCCACCAGGTCGCGTGCGGCCTGGGAGACATCCTTGACGTTGTCCGCGATCGAGACGCCGGCGCGCCGCGCATCCTCAGAGGCCTTGATCGCCTTCTCACCGAAGAGCGCGATCTCATCCGACGCGCTAATGCCATGCGAGCGCGCCGCGTCAATCTGGTCGCTGAGCAGGGCCATCGCCTTCGCGGCCGTCTCGGCGGCCTTGCCGGCCTCACTGGTGCCGTCTGCGATGGCATGGCCGAAGCCGCCAGCGGCGGCCTGCCCCTTGCGCATCTCCTCGGCGGTCTTCGAGATTTCGCCCTTGACGCGCTCGACGGCGGCCGGCAGCGCGGCGCCAGTCACGTCGGCGGCCAGTTCGACGGCGTCGGCGTAGCGCAGGAGATTGCCGCCCACCTCGGCCGTCGCCTTCGCACCCTTCGTGCCGAACGCCTCGATCGCCTTGCCGGCCTCGGTCGCGTCCTTCGCCGCGCTCGAGAGCGCCGGATTGAGATAGGACGAGGCCGTCAGGAACTTCCCGAGCGCAGTGACGGCTTCCCCGAAGAACTCGATGAGGCCGAAGCTGGTGATGAAACTGCCGGCAAAAAACTCGACCAGGAACTTCGCGGTCTGGGCGCCGACCGACACGATGGCCGCCAGCGACTGCCCGATGACCACGGCTACCTTGGCGACGATGTCCGAGAGGTCGCCGGCGCCCTTCCCGCCGGCGTTGAGCGCGGCCGTCAGTTGCGTGCCGAAGGTTTCGACCAGGGCGATCGCCACCGGCAGCAACTGCGATCCGATCTTGGCCTTGACGGCGTCCATCTGGGCGCCCATGGCGTTGAGGGCGTCGTTGAACCGGTCGCCGGCGACGGCGAACTCGGTCGACATGACCAGGCCGAGATCGTGCGCCTGGCCGATCAGGCCCTTCATGTCCTCTTGGGTGAGTTGGGAGACCTCCTTGAAGCCCTTCCCGAAGAGCGCCACGCCTGCGGCTGCCCGCTGCCCGGCGTCCGGGATGTCGTGGAGTCGCTCGATGACGAGCTCGAAGGCCTTGTCCGGACTGAGCTTCCGGATCTCATCGAAGGACACGCCGATCGCGCCGAGGCCCTTCTTCGCCTTGTCGCCGCCTTCGGAGATGGTCTGCCCGAGCTTGAAGATGGCGCCCGTAATACTCTCGAGCGGGACGTCCGCTTGCTGGCCGACGAACTTCAGCTCGGAGAGCGCCTCGACGGAAATGCCGGTCTTGTTCGAAAGGGTCAGGAGCTCGTCGCCCATGTCGGCGGCGAACTTGGTCACCTTGTAGAGCTCGACGCCTGCCTCGACCGACGCCGCGACCAGAGCCACGACGCCCGCGCTGACCGCCACCACGCCCACGGCCGCCGCGGCACCGGCCGGGCCCAGGGCCGAGACGCCCTTGACGACGCCGTCGATGGCGGCCGACGCCTTCCCCAGCGAGGCCGACAGCACGCCGCCCTCACCACCGAGCGACTTGAAGCCATCGAGCGCGTCGTCGAGGCCCTTCCGGAAGACGCTCAGGCCCTTGACACTGCTCGCGATCCCTTTGTCGAATTCTGCGGTGTTGGCAGACAGCAGGACGCGCAGGAAGCCGACGACGGCGGAATTACTCGCCATGCGCCGCCTTCCTGGTGCGCAGCGGCACGCCGATCTGTTCGCTCAGGGCCTGTAGCATGGCGCGCTGCTGACTCACCGTCTGCTTCGGTTCGGTCCGTGTCTTATGCTTCGAGAGCCAGTCCTTCAGGGATGGCAACTTCTCGCGCCGGTTGAGCACTGCGATACACCATGCCAACGTCATCCGGTCGTCGAATTCGTCCTCGATGCGGTCCTTCGCACAGACGAACTCGCGGAAGAGTTCGCGAATCGTCAGGCGCCAGAAGACGTCGCCGTCGATGCCGGCACGTCTCGCGGTGCGGTAGAGCGCGCGCCAGTCCCAGCCGGCTTTTTCTTCGCGCCCCCCGCGCTCTGAGGGTTTCCGGTGCCCTTCGGCAGCGCCTCCACGTCCTTCGGGTCAGGGATCGTCGACAGCCCGACCAGGCCGAGCCTCTTGACGATCTCGAACATTCCGCCGGCCTTGCCGAGCAGCTCGCCCGCCTGTTGAATGGTGATCTCCGGATGGTGATGCTGCAGGGCGGCCCACCAGATCGCCCGCACGTACCGCAGCTTGTTCGCCTGCGCCCGCTTGAAGATCTCCTCGAAGGTCAACTCGTCGTCGAACAACTCCTCGAGCGAGGCCATCGAGTTGATGTCCATCTTGAGGACGTAGGTGACACCGTCGATCGTGATCGGGACGTCTCCGCGCTGTTTACTCATGCCTCCGTTGGCAATCCCTTCTTGCACGCGACCACTCTCAATCGCTGCCTGGTCCCGCGTTCACTGCCGATCCCGCGCTTACACCCCTGCCGGGGAGACCAGACAACGCTTCACGACCGCGCCTTACGGCAGGGCGGCCGTGTAGTCCTGCAGCGGCTGGATCTCCGCGGTGAACTTGACGAGCGTCTCGAGGCCGACCTCGCCGAGGTTCAACTTGCTGACCACGCCGCGGAACGGCAGCTCGGTCTCGTCCGCGTCGGACAGCTTGATCTTCATGTTCCGCTCGGACAGCGAGCGGTGAATGGCGATCAGGCCGCCGCCGAGGCCGGTCATGGTGTCCAGCGCCGTGAACCCGTCGCCTCCCGCGTTGTTTTGCGAGCCGTGCGCCATGTTCAGCGTGCCGCTGATCTGGAAGGGCCCCAGATCCCGGATCGTCGCGATCTTCTCGTGCGCACGACCCGGGCTCCGCAGGTGCGTCTTGTTGATGATGCCGGCGCTCATGTCGCCGAACTTGATCGAGTCGATCTGCGCTACGGCGACGAAGCTCTCAGGGCTTCCGTCGTCCTGGCCCACCAGCAGCTGGCTTCCGTAGCCGATGAAGCCTTCGCTGGCATAGAACGTGTCGGTTACGTTCACCGCTGCCTCCTCCGTGCTGTCTGCACGTATGCCGAAAAAAAAGACCGCCCCACTCACCGCCGGGGAATTCCGGCGATCAGCGAAGCGGCCTTGTCTTCGCGGCCTCTGTCCCATCGCGCGCGCGCCGGCCTGGCGCGTCTTCGGGTGCCCCCTAGCGCAACGGGTAGAGCTCTTGGTCTATCTCATCCTCGATAGGTCACGTCGTAATCCTGCCGAATCGTGACCACGCGCAACTCAGCCGGGTCGTAATCCCGCGTGCGCAGTACCGGCTTGCAGTCCTCGATCGCAAACGCCGGACTCCCGATGGTGCCCTTGAACCCGGCAATGCCCGATGCCGACGTGCCAAGCCCGTCGCCCTTTGTCGCCGCGGCGAGCGTCTCGGCCTCCGCGTAGGGATCCGACCCTGACGACTCGTGTGCGCAGTGGTCGATCTGGACCCGGGCCCGCTTGATGCCGAGCGGCCCTCGGAGATGCTGCTCGTCGGCGTCATCGACCAACTGCACGCGCACTGCCGGATACGTCGGCGACTGCGGAAACTTGTCGAGATAGACCCGCGTGCTCGCCAGGGCGATCACGGCCGTCAGGCCAGCCACGCGCGCGCAGATCGCCTCCTCGACGTTCACAGTAGCCCGCCTCCCGTGCTCCGGCCTCGTGTGCTGCGCTCGAGCGCGTTCCAGAGCTCATTGCCCACAGTGGTCACGGCAGGTCCCGCCTTCTCGTCGAACGCCGGGCGCACAAACGGCCGCGCCGACATCTTCACCGTCCCGAACTCCAGCCAGTACCCGCGGTGCGCGAAGTCCTTCTGCGGACCGACCGCGACCGCAGGCTCGTCCTTACCCTGATTCCGCGCGGTCGAGACGCTGATGTTGTCGGCGATGTGCGGATGCGACAACGCGCTGCGTGGCGCCCGCTGGGCCATCGCCCGGCGAATCGGCTCCGCGCTCTGCTTCAGCGCTTCAACGACCACCGGCCGGCTCAGCGCGCTCGGCAAGGCGTTCAGCTTCCCGACGAGCTCCGCCCCGCCCTCGACACGCATCGAGAACATCAGGCCGCCTTCCCCGCCGCCAACGTGCTCAGCATGATGCCGTCCCGCCGACCGCTCTGGGCCGCGCCGACGATGTCGAAGACACGCCCCTGATAGACCAGGCGCCGGCTCTTCGCGACGTCGACGAGTTCCGGATCCATGTCGGCTCGGTACTCCATGTCCCACTGCGTATCGATCGGCGCGGTCACCTGCGCCGCCTGAAACTGCTCCGTCTGGTGCACGTCGCGCTTGCTCATCCACGCGGTCGCGAGGTCCGTCCAGCCTTCAGTCGGAAACCTCGACGCGCCGAGGCCGTCGGTGACCTGCTGAATCGTCACGAGGCGATCGCGTTGCCCGGCACTGGCCATCACGCGCCCTGCAGCGCCTCGCGGAGCTCCGCGCGAGGAAAGCACTCGAGGCGCGTCCGCCGCGAGCAGTTGAGCACGGCGATCCCGGCCTCCTTCAGCGGTGTCACCATGGTCGCGATATGCGCCGCGAACGCCACGTAGTTCGAGCCGTTCTTCGGTGGCCCCATGTCGTACCCGAGCAGGAGGACCCGTGTTGCCCCCAGATGCACGGCCACGTTGATCGCCGCGCCGCCCGAGTTGATCGTGGTCGCCAGACCGTCCGGCTCGAAACAGACGCCATCAATCTGCCGCAACCGCAGGACCTGGATCCGTTCGTACGCGTCACGCTCGCCGGGTCGCCCCTGCGGCGTCGACCCAACGCCGACCCGGAGGCCCGCGAAGTCCGGAAGCCCGCGGCGTCGAATCCACCAGCCCGAGTCGCTGCTGTACGCCACGGGCGCCCATGGCGCGAGGTCAACGGCGTCGTTGATGGCGATGACGACCGCCTTTTCGCGCACGTACTCGACATCGTCCCGCGACAACGACTGGCCCGGCGCCAGACAGACCACCGTCCCGCCCTCGGCGAGCCGTGGCAGCGTGGCGTAGCGTTGCGGCGCAACCGCGGCAATCGTCATCAGGCCACCGTCGGATCCCGATACCGCCACAGAATCGCCTCGACCAGGTCCGACAACCGGCCCGGCTGATGCGGCGGCGACGACGACGACGGGTCGTCGCCTCGGTAGCGATAGAGCTCCGCGCACTGGCGCAGAACGCCGGCACGGACATCGGCCGGGACAGTCGTCTCATCCCAAGCCGCGATCTGGTCGGCCCACGTCGGCGACTCGTCATCCGTGCGCCGTTGGGCGATGAACCCGAGCACTATGGCCTCGGCCTCGTCGAGAATCGCCTGCACGTCGACATCCTCATCCGTGGAGATGAGGCGCAGCCTGGACTTCGCCTGCGCGAGCGTGACGAGCCTACTCATCGCCGCGGACTCCCGGCGCGTCGCGCCCGTCTCGGCCGCCCTTCGTCGACAGCTGCCACGCGGCCGACTGCCCCGGCTTCTCGAACGTGTCCGCCTTGGCCGTCCACTCGCCGCCCTTGTGGGTCAACATGGCGCCCTTCGGATAGCGACGACCCGCCTGCCAGGTGCCCGCGTACCACGGCACAGCAATCCGGAAGTTCTTGACCTCGGCGCCGCGCGTGAACCGCAGCGCGTAGCCGGTGGCCTCGTCGAAGATGACGTCGAGCTCGTCGAAGCCGAGGCCGTCCTTGCCGTCGAGGCCCTTCTCGCCGTTGGTCGGGCGCTCCCATGTCGCGAGCTGCGCCTCGACGAAGCGCTGGACGTCCGAGACCTCAGCGCTCTTGCCGACGACCAGGCCGACGTCTTTGGTGCCGCCATCGGAGAGGGTCAGGATCAGGTGGCCCTCGCGGTCGATGACGCCGCCTGTCACGCCTGCGCCGTCCTTGCCATTCAGGCCTGGCGCGCCATCCTTCCCGTCGATCCCATCCTTGCCGTTCAGGCCTGTCACACCGGCCCTGCCATCGATGCCATCCTTGCCGTGGACGCCGGTTGCCCCGTCCTTGCCGTCGACGCCGTCGCGGCCGTCTTTCCCGTTCACCCCGGGAGCCCCATCTTTTCCGTCTATGCCGTCGCGGCCGTCCTTGCCGGGCGCGCCATCCTTCCCGTCGCGTCCTGGCGGCCCGTCCTTGCCGTCGACGCCGTCACGCCCATCCTTCGGCAGCGACCGCGCCGCGACCGCCGCGTCCACGAGCATCTTGACCGCCTCGAGGTCGGCGTCCTTGCCGTCACGCCCGTCGCGCGGCCGCTCAATCGCCGCCGCCGCGCGCGAGACCTCCTCGACAATCAGGCTCTTGACGAGCGCGGGATCCACTGACTGCCCGTCACGGCCAGCGGCACCCTCGGCGCCACGAGGCCCGTCAGGACCCATCGGCCCAGGCACGGGCGCCCGGTCGCGCAGCGTGGCGATCTCGGCCTCGAGCGCCTTCACGCGCGCGTCATACGGCGCGACGGCGGCCGCGATGGCCGCCTTGGTCTGCAACGCCAGGTCGACCGCAAACGACTTGAGCTCGAGTGCGGTCATGCGGTCAGCACCTCTCCGAAGAGCACAGCGGCCGCCTTCGTGGCCGCTCCGGCATCCTGCGGCGGCTCCTGGTCGGCCGTGTTGTCCGGCGGTGTATCAGCGGCCGCCTGCGCGCGCGAGGTGTTCGGCGCGGCCGCCAGATCCGCTAGGTCACGCTTCGCCAGCAGCGCGATCGGCCAGTTTTGCTGCTGCAGGAACGGCGTATCGCCCCCGTCGACCGGCCCGACATCGAGCCACCGCATGCGCGCCTCGTTCGGCGACAGGCCCGCGGCGATGGCCTTCGTGGCCGCCTCGATGCGCGTCAGCGTCTCCATCTCGAAGAGGTCGTCGCGTTCGAACCATACGCGCAGCGTGCGCCCGGGCACGTTCGCGAGCTCGAGGCCCTCGGTCAGGCGCGCCTCGGTCTTGACCAGCCGCTTCTGCAGACAATCCGTGTAGTACTGGCGGTTGAGGAACTCGATGTCGGACGAGGCCGGCGCCGCAAGGCCGACCTTGTGCAGCGGCATGCCGAAGCAGCGCGCGATGTCCGCATCCGTGAGCTTCAACTGCTCGACCAGCTGCGACTGCTCGGCCGTCATGGCCATGGCCTCGTACTTCAGACTATCGCCCAGGACCGCGATCTTCCCGATGTTGTCGCCGGTGAATTTGTCTTCCCAGTACTTCTTGACGCGGTCCGCCGTCTGCTGCGAGATGGGCAGCGGCGACGAGAGGACGCCGCCTGGCTTTGATCCATTCGAGAAGAACTTGTCGGAGTTGCGCCGGATGTTGAGGCCCTGCACGGCGGGATACCCGGCCGCGTAGATCGGCGAGACGCCGCAGAGCGGATGAAAGAGCGGACACTCGGTGTCGTGCACGATCTCGCGCGCCGGCACGATGGGGCCATCCTCGAGAACGTGCCCGAGCTCGTCGCGCACGAGCGAGTAAAAGACCGAGCCGTCTGGCGCCACCAGCGGATAGACGCGCACCGGGTCGAGCACGTAGAGCCGGACGACCACGCCGCGCGCGTCACGCGCCTTGAGCGCGTACGTGTTGCCGTGCACGAGTTTAGAGAGTTCGTACCACTCACGAAACTCAGGCCAGGTCTGAAAATGATTCGGCTTCCGCAGGACCGGGCTGAATGCCGGCGACTCGACCTCCTCCCAGACGCTGAGATGGTCGGAATCCTGCTCGATGAGTTTGGGCTGCAGTTTCGCGACGTCGCCTGCGATGAGCGTGACGCAGGCGTAGAGGGTCGGATTCGAGAGGGCCGTATCGACCGGGACGTCTTCGTTTCGCTGCCAGCCGCCGGTCGTCAGCTCGTGAATGAGCGGCCACCAGCCCCGAGAGCCGGGCACACCCGCCAGCGATAGGAACTTGAGTCCGATGTTGGTGAGGGCGCCTGACGTCCAGCGCGTGAGCGCAGTCGTGGCCATTACTCCTCGGAGACCAGATCCTTGCGCTCGTACCGGCGACGCGGCTTCGCCTCAGCCTTTGGCTCGGGCTGCGGCGCGGCAGGTGCAGTGGCCTCCTCGGCCGCGGCTGGCAGGTCAGACGCCACGAGGTCGGCCTCGTCGGTGACGGTGTCGTCGACCTGAGGGGCCGGCGGCGCGGTGATCGTCGGCAGCGACGCGACCGGCGTGGGATCGGCCTGCTTCGCCAATCCCGCGGCCGTCAGAACGAGGGCATCGTTCTCCGAGAGCGCCTCATACCGATGCCCCTTCCGACGCACGACGCCGTCGTACGGATGCGGCTTGAGTGCGATGAGCGGGACGGTGGGCACGGGTCGAGGCTCCTTCCTGCGAACAGCGAGGCGGACGGGCCTGCACCCGTCCGCCTCTTGTCGGTGACGCGCCGAGCGCGCCTCGTTACGGGTGGTACGACGCCGTGTCGATGATCGCGACGACGCCAGACGACCGGCGCTTCTGCCAGGTGATGTACTGCTCGCAGCGGATGCCGACGCAGTTGTTTTGCCAGAGACCGAAGGTCGCCGTCGCCGGCGAGCCGCCGTCCATGTCGAGCGTCGCCTGGTTGGACGAGTCCAGCCGGAGCGACTCTCCGCCAGAGATGAGAATCTCTGACGGCTTGAAGATGACGATCGTGCCGGAGTCGACCGCGTTCGACACGAGGACCGGATAGCCGAAGAGCGTTCCGCCGTTGGGGGTCAGGTTGAACCCTGTCGGCGTCTGCCCGAGGGCATTCGTCATCATCGACAGCCCGCGCGCGAGCGCCGGCGTCATCGCGATGACCAGGCCATCGGAGCCCGTGACGTCGAACGTCGCCAGGGCGGTGTTGAAGTCGGTCAGGAACGCTGCGAGGGTCGCGCCGGAGGCGTTCGGCGCGCTGACGCCGTTGGTGATCGACGCCGGGTTGTTGGCGCCGGCCGTCTTCGCGACCTGAATGAACGCCTCGTCCAGGAACAGCGCGCAGCCATCGGTCAGGTCCCGGCGAATGGTGGTCTCGGCGTCAGGCTTGCCGTACCGGATCAGCTCTTCCGAGGCTACGACGATGCCGGCGACCTTGTGCCGCTCGGTGGTCGTGCGGTCGAACGCGAGCTGACCGACTGGCTTGGACGCACCCTCGCCGACCCAGGCGAACGTCGAACCGCCGGTCTGCGTGATGACCGGGATGCCGGCCGGCACGCGCCGGAAGTCGGTGTCCGCCGGCACTCGGCCGATGATGCTCCGCGCCCTGATCAGTTCCACGAACTCGGTGACCATGGCGTTCGGGTTGTAGAGCTCAGCGCCCCAGCCAGGCGACGCGCCGTCGGTCGTGCCTGCGACCGCCTTGATGTACGCCTGGACTTCCGGCGTGTTCGCGAACCGGCGCGCGTACGCCAGCGTGTCCGAGTAGCTGCCCTTGCCGGCGGCCACGGCCATCGCGTAGCGGGTGAAGAGAGTGCCCTTCGGCAGCGCCTTGACTTCGATCCGGGGATTCACCGTCGGTGCGGCAGGCGCGGACGACCCGCGGCTCACGCCCGTGACGCCCTTGGCCTGCACGGCCTGAGCGGCCTCAAGCGCGGAGAGCCGCTCGATCTTCGAGGTCATCTCGCCGAGCGCCTTGGTCAGGGTGTCGCGCTCGGAGATGCCGGCCTCGTCGATCGTGCCGGCCTCTTCCTCGGCCATCAGCGCCTCGAGGCGAGCGGACTTCGTCTGAAGCTCCGCCTGCTCGTTGGCGATCTGTTCGGAAATCGGAGTGGGAGTCATGGTCCTGGCTGCTTTCTGCGGTGATCCCGAAACGCCGGGCGGTGAGGTGATGTCCGACCGAGTGCCTGACGCGGCGAGGTGCGGAGCATCGAGAGACTTGATCGAGGTGATCGTGGCTTGGGAGTTGGCCGGCACGGCGACCATCGAGAGCTCGACGACGTTGATCGACTTCAGGAGCCTGGCGCCGTTCGCCAGCGGCGTCGTCTCGATCGGCATCCAGCCAATCGAGGCCCCGCGCAGTAGTCCGTACTTGGCGCTGTGCCAGGCTTCGTCCGTCCTGTCCTTGACGCGACCCGGCTCGACGACCTTTGGGATGCGTGCGGTGAAGCCGATGCCGCTTTTGGTCGGCTTATCGAAGGTGACCTCGCCAACTGGCGACGCCTGGTCGTGATGCAGGAGGAACGGGAGCGGGTTCTTGAACTTGACGCCGAGCGGATCGACGACGTCGCCCTGATAGTCCATGGTGGGCGTGCTCGCGATGCCACGAATGACACGCTGCTCGTCGTCGATCGACTTGATCGAGATGAGGCTGATCCCTCGCTCCAACATGGACTGTTGAAGTTGTAGGGCAGGCGGGCTCGAAATAGTAGAGGGTGTTCGTCAGGACAGCATCAGACGACATCGAACGACATCGGACATCATGGCTCGGTGCGGTCGGATTGGTCCGATTCTCGCGTGGAGATGATGACCACGCGACGATCCACGATGCGAATGCCGCCGCCTGGCGTGCGGCGGACCTCGACCGCGCCCTTCGCAATCCACTCGCGCACCGTGCGCGGGTGCACGCGCTCGAGCCTGGCGAACTCATCGACCTTGTATTCGGTCATGCGGTCCTCCTCATCGTCCCACGATCAGCACGGTCGGCTCCGACTGATGGAGTCGCCGTATCAGCGCCACCTCGATCAGGTTCGCGATTGCTGAAATGCCGTCGATCTTGTCCGCCGACTTCATCTTATTCAGCTGCATCCTCGGGTTGGCGCCGCTACCATGGTCGATGACGGCATTCGAGGCCATCCACGAGAGGATGACCTCGTTGCCGTGACAGAGGTCGCCGGCCTTCACCATCCCGAGGAGTCGCTTCAGGGCCTCGTGTAACAACTGGCCTTGCGGGATCTCGACGAGCGTGACGCCGAATCCCTGCAAAATCTGGGACGTCTCTCGTGCGGCCCGCATGTCGAATCCGATGACCCGAATACCGTAGCGTTGCCAGTCGCTGAGGATGGCTGCGCGCACCTGCGCGTAATCCGTCACATCGCCGGCGGTGATCGTCAGAGGCCCGCTGCGCCGCAGATGGTCGTACGGTCGATTCGGATACTTCTCGAGCGCGCTCTGGGGCAGCCAGTACTGCAGCCTAACCGCGAGCCGCCCGTCAGGTAGACACCAGCCGACGGCCCATGCGGAGAAGTCGTCCGTTTCGCCGAGGTCGAAGCCGCCGAAGCAAGGTGCCGCGACGAGCTCCTCTTCGCTGGGGAATGGCTTGCAGGCCGCCCATCGCCCCATATCGAAGCTGCGCGAGTAGCCGGCCGTCCAGACGCAGAAGTTGAAGCGGAGAACGTCAGAGACTTCTGTCGGCATGCCCTTGGCCTGTTCGACGCGCTCGCGCACGTACTGCCATGGCAATGACTTACCCAGGTTCGGATTGGCCTTCAGCCAGTGTGGCCCCTCCGTCTTCCAGTCGTCGCATTTCGGGCAGTCCTCCGAGGGAAACCACTTGCCATCCGACAGGCAGTCCTCGCACGGATCCAGGCCGCACACGAAGGCGAACCAGGCATCGTTCGGGACGGTGCCGTCCAAGACCTTCCTCGAGTATTCGTGGTGATGCCAGCAGACCGACATCCGGTCGAAACCGGAGTTGGTCGTCTTCACGATGAGCGCGTTCCGCATGCCCTTCGTGCCGGCGCGCATCTTGTTCACGACGATCTGGGTCGCGTGTTCATGCAGCTCGTCGACGAGCGCCCCGTGCACGCGCTTACCGTCGAGCGCGCGCTTCTCGCTCGAGATGGGCTTCAGATACGAGCGATCACCTGGCACGATGAGCTCGTTGGCGCGGAAGCCGTCTTCGCCGAAGAGCGCGATGAGGTCCGGCGAGGCCTCGACCATCGCGCGGCAGTCGCGCCAGGCGATGCCGGATTGCTCGCGCGTCACCGCCGCGAGGAAGACCTGCGCGCCACGCTGGCCATCTGCCACCAGCAGATACAGCATGATGCCGGCGCCGAGCGGCGTCTTCCCACTGCCCTTGGCCGTCTCGATGTAGGCCTCGCGGAACCGACGGAACCCCTGCGGTGTGTACCAGCCGAACAACGATCCGACGATGAAGGCCTGCCAGGGCGACAGGATGAACGGCTCCGGCGCGGCCGAGGGAGGGTTGACCTGCACGCGGTCGTCGGCGTCCGTGCGCTCTGGAAGGAAGAGCACTTCGGCGAAGAACTCGATCGCGAGTTGGGCCTTCTCGGGACGCCAGACCAGGTCGGCCCGCGTCAGGTCAGCGACATGCCTGTCGCAGGCCTGCCGCACGAGCCGACTGGCGACGACCTGGCCGTCGATGACGCTGCGGGCGTAGGCGGTAACCGGATCCATCAACTACGGAACCTGGCCAACTTACCGGCCGCCGATGCCCCGGCATGGACCGCCGCAGGCGGCGCCGCGGCGAGCTCCGTCACGACGGCGCCGATGGCCGTCAGGAGGAATTGCCGCTCGAGGTCGTTCACCAGCTTCACGAGACCGCGGTGATTCGCCGCCCCGACGCCGGAGCTCTTCGCCTCGTTCCGCTCGAGGATGACGAGTTTGCAGTAGCGCTCGAAGGCCAACGCCGTCGACCGGACCAGCGTCCGCGCCTTGAACGCATGCGGCGCCTGCTTGAGCCAGACCTGGCGCTCCTCGGCCGAGAGATCGTCGGGCGCGTCGAACTCCTCGATCGGCCCAAGCTCGTTCGTGGTCGGCACCCCGGCCAGCACGTCTTGATTGGCCGGATGCTGTAACACCGTGGCCCGTCGCGGCTTACGCCCAGCCCCGACCCTCTTGCCTCCCCATCCCATACTTGATTTCTCCCGTATTCAAACGGTGGCCAACCCCCACTTCACCGAATCACTTTCAAACGTGCTGGAC